CTATCCGGCGATTTCGCTGATATCCAGGTCGGGTACCGCCTCGGACCAGACCACTTCCGCGTGATCTTTTTGGTAGTTTTTGGTCATCTCCTCGCTCGCGTGGCCAGCAATCTTTTGCCCATCCTTTCCGGCTTTCTTGTACAGGTGCAGTGACAGCGCTCTGACTTCATGAAAGCCCGGCATCTCCTCTTCCTTCCATCCCTTGTAGCAATCCGCCGCCTCCCGTGCTTCCTTGAAAGCCCTGGTCAGATACCGTTCCTCAATCTTGGTCCAGTGCTCTTTCGTTTCAGCCTGCTTCTGTTTCTTTCGCTCCGGCCGCCGGTGGATAAGAAACGGCGAGACGATGTTGTCTCGGCAGTGGCTGATGACCCGCTGAAGCTCTGGTGTGACTTTGAACCGGATCCATGCCATGTCCGAAGCTTTGGCATTCTTCTGCTGGACAACGTAGAGGTATCCATCCTTCACGTCTTCGAACTTCATGGACAGAATGTCGGTTCGCCGCTGCGCGGTAATCAGCGCAAGATCAATTGCGTTCTGCAGCCAAGTGGGCGATTTCTCCCGGATGGCTTTCAGGCCTTCGACGGTGTGACGCTTGCGGGCTTTCTTCTCGATCCGGCTGATCGTGCTCATTGCCGGGTTGTCGGGGCACAACCCCTTCGCTGCGGCGTGGTTGAATATGTCGATCAGCAGCGCGCGGCACTGGTTGGCCGTACGAGGTGTGGCCGAGTCCAACAGTTCAGCGATCATGCGAATCGTGATCTGGTCAATCGCTTTTCCCTCGAACGCCTTGCGGAAGCGGCGGAAGTGGACGGCGTAGAGGCCGAGCGTTCCCGCTGAAAGCTCACGGGGAGGCAGCACCTTTTCTTCGTACTGGGTCAGGAACGCGGTGAACAGCTCGGCAGATTCGCCCATCACAGAACCAACCAGGTCGGCGCCCTGCATGAAGGCGAGGTTCAATTGCTTGGCCGCGTCTACCGCTTTGACTCGATCGGCTCCGAACGGAAACCATTTCCCGTCAGTTGGCCTGCGGTACCGGTATGTCCCGCGCCGATCATCCAGGTAGAGGTTCGGCGGCAGGCCTCTGTTCGACTTGTTGCGCGGCCTTGGGACCATCATGCAGCTCCTTTCAATACCATCGCTACGAGCTCGTTGCCGGCGGACTTGTTGAAGGCCGCCAAATCGATATACCAGAGTTTCCCGATCTGTTCGCCCGGAAGCTTGCCGTCACGGATGTAGTTGCGGATCGCCTGGGAGCAGGGTGGTGTACCGTTTTCTCCCCAGCGCCGGCGGCGGAATTCGCTGATCTTGATCAGTTCGCGCTTCATATGGGCTACCTCTGTGCGGGGTCAGTTTGTGGGGTTTTTTTTGATAGATATAAATCGCTGAGACATAAGCGTTTCCTGCCCGCAGTCGAATACGGGATGTAGTTGCAGATGATGTAACCGCTCGTCGGAACCCGAGCACTATCAAGAGGTTGGCTACTCAATGGGATAGCCAAAGGAAATGGAATTTATGCGACCGAAAGTTTGTGATGCACCCAACGCGCTCGACCTCGTCAAAGAACTAGACGACGCAACCGAGCAAATGATGGCCCTGGGCGTGGACCAGGTCGGCAGTCTGGAGTGGCAGGAAGCCTTTGATCGACAGCAGCGCGCCTTCCGAAGTTGGCGCGACTACCTGTATCTCAAAGCAGATGAAAAGCCCCCCGCAAAACTCCTCAGTATTGCTTGATCGCCCGCCGTACACCGGCAGGCATGTGGATAGATGGGGAAGGGTTTAGGGGTACTGGCGTTTGATGCGGTCGGCGATGGCTTCGAGATTTTCAGCCATGTAGCCCATGTCGTTGTTGTCGCGCCGGGAGACTACGCCGGAACGCTGGACGTTGCGCCCGGAGAGCAGCCAGGCCGCTAGAAGGATCAGCGCCGCTTCGAGGCGTCGACGCAGGAAGCCGGTGCGCGGGATCATAGAAGGTCGGCTCCTGCTTCCAACAGCGCGTCCCGATCCGCTCGAACCCGGTCAAGTTCAGCCTTGAGCTCGTTGCGCTCCCTGATCAGACATTTGATCGCGGTCGAGATGTTCGCGTGGCCGAGGGAGAGGGTGATTGCCTGCGCCTCCTCGAAAAGGTGGACCTTCTGTTCTCGTTCTTCAGCTGCCCGGGCGGCCAGCTCATTCGCCCGGATCTTGAGACAGCGCTTGCAGGTCACATAACGCCAATCACCCGTAAGCTGCTCGTCTTCCATCGCGCCCTCCGTTCCGCACCACACGTGCTCCGGTGGGTCTTGGTCGGCCCCGGTTCCGCCATCCCATGGGTAGAGGTGAACGACGCGCTTGCTCATGCCGCCTCCTTGCCGCGCTGCCACCAGATCCAGGCAGATGCGATTCTCGGCAATGAATAGCTGCTGCCCAGCCTTTGTGATCTGATGCGCTCGACAGTTTCGTCGATGTAATCGGCGTAGGCCTGTTCGAATTGGTCTCTGCTTTCCATGGGCATAGCTCCGCCTCGCCGCATACGCAGCAGGCAATAGGGATAGGGTGGGGAAGAACTGGCGGCGGCGTTTTTGATACCGCTCTAACCCAATCAGGTTACTTTTCGAGATGTAACCTCTGGAGGTTACTTTGGGGTTGGTCAGGTTTTGTGGGAGCGTGATATTTTACGATCCCATTCGGCTTCCTCCCTCGCGGAGAGGGTGGTAAACCCCATTCCGTTGGCTGGAAGGTTGGCGTTGCTCGCAACGCAATCGGTCGTATAACATCAGCAGAGGAATGCACAAATGGACAACTGGATAGTTGGAAATAATTATGGTTGATCATAAAGTCACGATTGGTGGTTACACGGTCGTCTGCTCAGGTGTGCTTGTAATACCGGTTGGCACTCCTGACGTTTCAATAGAGTTTGGTGGTCTTAGATTTGCTTTTGAATTTATCTCTGACGATCAAGGGCCCGGCCTTTATATAAAAGGGCAGAACAAAACGCTGTCGGTAAACGTCAAAAACTACACCTTCGAAAACTCAGTCGGCGGGAGAGGCAAGACCAACGAGTTCATGAAAGTTGGACTGTATGGAGGGTTGACTCTTTATCTATCATTTGTGATATCCACGAGGAAAAACAAGTCCAGGATTTTGACATATACATTTGCATCGCTCCCCAAGTCAGAATCGCTGACTGATGGTGACACGGATGATTAATGATGATAGTGGCGATCATGTCGATGCAATGGAAGTCAAGCCTAGCCCCCAGAATAGAGTAGATACACTAGAGAAGGTCGAGAGACAGACTAAGCGTTCTTGGATATCTTCAATGATGATGTCACCGTTCTCCGCCGTTATTGGTAAAGGTGATGAAGCTAAAGACTCGGTTGTGTGGTACGTCATAACTAGAGTACTAAGATTGGCAACGGCAGTGCTGCTGTTTTTCTTTGGCGTCGATTTGTATTATCACCAAGGAGACAACCTAATGAGTATTCTCAAAGAGGCCTGGAATGTTTTTGTTCCTATTATTACGCTAGCAATGGGCTACCTTTTCGGTAAGCAAAACAAGATGTCCACCGGCGAATGAGTTCATAGATGCAATTCTTTCTGCCGTTCGCGCTCCCAAATGGAAGCGCTGTTGTACGCTTCGATCCGGTCTGCGATCACGTTGGCGCGCTGGCCGGCGGTAGGCGGCGCGTACATTCCGAACCTGCTGATGCTTCCGCCGTTTACCGCAGCGTTCGTCGAGTCGGCGGAGGCGAGAGGCAGGCGCTGGAAGATCGCGGGGTCGAGCATTCGTAAACCGTGCAGCCGACAGGATGGCCGGCCCTGGTCGTCACAGATGGCGTCCATCGCGACGCCCATCCGCTTCCACCATGATCCTGTGCCGGGTGTCGCCCATTGCCCAGAACTGCCCAGAGCCACAGTTCGCCAGCACCGCGCTAGACGTTGTAAACGTTCAAGCGACTCGTGCAGGTGCCATACAGGCACGCCCCGCAACTCTTCTGGCCACTGCCGAACGAGACTGTCGTTCGCGTCTTCGTCACCGTCGATCACATCAGGAATGAGCGCCCAAGTGAAACCGGGGTGTCGATGCCAGTCTTCGACCCACCGTGTGTAACCGTCGACGTCTACCTGGCCGCCTTTCTTCCACACGGTGAACGCGCCATTGTCGAAAACAAATGACTTGCATACATCAGCCACGATCCCAAGATCATCTTTGCGGGGGAAGGGCACCAGCGCGTGGCGCCCGGCCAAGAACTTCGCAGCGTCCTCACGTTTTCCGCCGACCGGCGTGCCGTGGTAATGGATCATCCGCTCAGCCTCACGGTTTCAATCTCGACGCCCTGGTGCGTTGCGATGATTGTCTGATCGCCGCCAAGGGTGTCGGACAGGTGGTCCGCAATCTGCTCATGCCAGCCGGTTTTAATCAGTGCCGTCGCCGACTTGATGTGCTCGACGTGGATCATCGCTGACGACTTAATTCCGAGCCGGTAGACAATCATGTCGCCGTCGGCGGGGCAGACGGCCGCAAAGGTGTGCCGGTAGGTGTTCATGCTGATCCTCGTCAGTTACGGCTATATTCAGTTGACCGAAAAGAGGGCGGTAGTTATGCAATGCAGAATCTGCGGTGTAGAGACGAATGACATTGACTCTGGAGATGATTACGAGGAGTACGCTTGCCCCGATTGCGGGCCCTACAAGGTCACCCGCACGGCCATTGCTACTATGGACAACCACGGTGTTCGTCTAGATGTCGCACTGACAAGACGATGGTTGTCCCAGCAGACCCCAGAGTTCATCCCAACTATCGATTCAGAATTGGCTATGCGGTTGTCCACTACCTAAGCCGCGACGGCCTGGCGTTGAGCTGCGCGCCATGGGTCATTGGCGCGGGCGAGGGCGGCCATCGGCGGCGGGCTTACGCTGTTGCCGCACATGTGGACCTGCTCGGTCTTCGTGAACGGCTTGCCGTCGGCGCCGTGCGTGATGATGTAGTCCGGCGGGAAGCCTTGCGCCCGGTAAAGTTCGGCCGGTTGCAGCATCCTCAGCCGGATATCGACGATCACATAGGGCGTTCCCTTGACCATGACGGTGACCAGGCCAAGCCGGTCCTTGGTGGTGATCGTGGGCGCCGGCTGATCGCAGGTGCTCATGTTCTCTGTGCCGTAGTAGCTGATCAGGAACGCAGCAACCCGCAGCGCGCCTTCTTCATGCTCAGGCGAAAGCTCAAAGCTGACCAGCGAACTCTTTCCTCCACCTCCGGCAGTGATCGTCGGAGATGGGTCGGTCAGTGCCTGACCGACGCTGGCGCCGAATTGCCGTTCCATGAAGGCAGTCATCAGGCCGTGGTGCGTGCCGCCGGCGCTAACGGTGTGCAGGGGTCCATCCACCGCTCGGGCGTCACAGTTGCCGCGCAGGTGCAGCAGACTCGCCGTTACCAGTTGCTGCTGACTGCCGGTATTCGTCACCGTGGTCATCGGGTCGTCGAGGCTTTTCGCATCGGTGGTGTTGAAGCCGCCGTTCATCTGCGCCATGAACGCAGTTGCCATGCCCATGGCGTGCGCCGCACCGGCGGGCCGCTGGTAGTTACCTCCGCTGGTGATTGTGGGAAGCGGCTCGTCCAACGCTTTGCCTTCGTCGTTGAACCGGAACTTGACCAGGTGCGCTGCTGCCAGCGCGTGCTTCACGCCGCCGGCGACTACCGTTCCGAGAGGCTGATCCATATCCTGTGTGCGCGGCTGCTGGCCTTCGCGTTCACCGTAACCGGTTTGCACGAGGGTAGGGCTGATCAATGTCAGTTCGCCGCGGTTGGCGCACGTCACGGTCGGCAGAGGTTCGAGCGGATTGTTGATCCGGGCGCTGCCCTGGTCCGTTGCTGGCGCGATCACTGGGCTGACGACAGAGAACGAACCGCCTTTCGGGTACGACGTCACTGTGCGCAGCGGCTCATCCATTGACTGCACAGTCTCGGTCGACCAGTTTGCAATCGGCACGATGAAGGGGGCAGGGTTGTCGATAACGAACTTCTTCATGCCCTTGGCGATACGGCGCTTGGTGGCGTCGGCCAGTTCTTCCTTCCTGCCGAAAATGCTCTTGCCCAGGTCGCTGAAGTCGATGCACTCGGCAGCGGTGCGGTATTTCTGCTGGCCTTTGGCGGGCTTCTTGGCGTGTGTCGGCTCTGGCCACACAATCGGCTGACCGTCGCGGCGAGCAATCATGAATAGGCGCTCCCGACTGGTCGGCGCGCCAAAATCGCAGGCCTTAATGACACGCCACTCGACCGCGTAGCCCATGCCTTCCAGCAGATGTACGAAACGGCGCCAAGTGGTGCCGCGGCGCTTCGGATCAGGAACCAGAAACTGCTGGCTGACCGGGACAACCTCGCCAGGTGCGGCGACTACCTTCTCGATGACTTCCTTCCCCTTGGCGTTCAGTACGGTCACCAGCTTGATGGCCCGGCCGCTTTCCTGGTCGCGCTTGGCGATCAGCGGGCCCCACTGCAGGATCTGCTTCACGTTTTCCAGGCTGATGACGCGGGGCTTCTTCTTGCCTCCCCACTTCAAACCAATCCACGACAGGTTGCGGATCTCGCGCTTGCGCGGCTGACCGCCTGCTGCCTGGCTGTGATGCGTGCAATCCGGCGACATGTGGAACCAGCCCACCGCTTTACCGCCGCACTCCGTATCCGGATCACCCTCGAACACGTCGGTGGTAAAGTGCTTGGCTCCAGGGTGGTTGATGGTGTGCATGCTTATCGCTTTGGCGCTGTGGTTTTTTGCCACGCTCACCTTACGGCCCAAGCCCATTTCCAGCCCGGTGCCCGCACCGCCACCGCCGCAGAAGAAGTCCACGACGATTTCATCGTCTTGCGGGTCGAAGCCAAGGCCGTACTGAGTTTTGAAATCGAACAGATGTTTCTTATGATGGGCGGACATAGGGGATCCTTGCCGGTATAGTTCCGGTATGTGTTAGGGAGTAATGGACTTGATTGGATGGTTGCAACATTTTGTTCTCTGGATTGAGTCTCATCCCGGCGTTGCGTCTTGGGTGCAAGCCTTCGGCTCATTTGTGGCGATCGTTGCAGCATTTATGATCGGTAATAAACAAATGGCTTTGCAGGTCAAACAAAAAAAATCAGAGGACAATCAAAAACTACAGGCTATATATGCGGTAGTGACTAATGCGTATACAACTGTCGGTGAGCTTCAGTTTGTTATTAGTAATGACATCTCTCCCGCTGCCTTTAGGAGCGATTGGCATTCATTGCACGGCCCTCTGATCGAAGCCTCTTATGAGTCTCTGCGGAAAATACCTACCCATGAATTTGGTTCTTACGATCTAGTTTATGCATTCAATGGGCTGCTGAGTGCTGTAACTAATATAAGGGGTAGGGTTATTATTGCGTTGGGCGCAACCGCTTTTTATGAGCAAGAAATGGGATATATGTTTGAAGAGGTTAAGGTGCAGGCTGATATGTTGGAATATCACTGGAAGCAATTTAGGTCTGCTTGTTCTATAACCTAGTTCTAATCGCCGCAAAAGCACGCGATGGCCTCGTCATGGTCGGCGAACATATCGAATTGAATTTCCGAGTAATCGAGCATCTGCTGATAACTCGGCCGGTCGAAGCGGAAGAGGGCGCCGTTACCGGTGATACCGCTGCTGGATACCGCCGTGCGCTCCATTCGGGCCCACCATTGAGCTTTGCGGACTGGCTCACCGCGGTCGCTGGCGATAATCGAATAAACCTGGTTCGCGCCCTTGAGAAAGCACAGGTCGCAGTTACCTTCCAGTGTTCGGCCGTTGATGGTCGGCAGCGTCAGGTCAAAGGGCTGCGCCTTCCAGAAGTCAGACACATCCTGAACGCCGACGCCAGCGTCCGCCAAAGGCATAACCATCGTGGCGTGCTTGCTCTCACTGGTCGTCTTCCGATGCCGGATCTTCACGACTCGGCGTGGCTCGTCAGCGCGGATGCCGGTCATCATGTCCACCGGCGTTTCTTCTGTAGAGCAGCCAACCATGCGCAGGTACTTGTGGATCACACGTATTTTCAGATCGATAGTGCAGAACCTTGTGACGGGGTTCGGCAGGTAACTGCGCTTCCTGATCAACGCCTCGAACGGCTCACCGTCGCGGCTGGCTGTTTCGTGATCAACGATAGCGAAACCTCGTTCGTCATCCCTGAACTCGAGCCAGACAATCGGCACGGCCCAGCGCACAGAGCATTCCTGAACGAAATCGAGGGTGGCGGGATGCTCTTTACCAGTGTTGGCGAAAGTGACGATCAGGTCGCCCAGATCGGAGTTGTTGTCCAGCACCTGGCGCAGCATATAGGCGCTGGTCCGGCCGCCGGAGAAGCTGACGACCGTCGTCCCGGAAATTTTGTAGGGAGACATGCAGGGATCCTCGCCAGTGGCGTGATTCGTAGAAGTGAGGTATTTGTGTTCCACACGACATGAGGTCGGTTAAGGAGATTTTTGTATGTCTGAAATGGTTAGGCTTTTCAGTGCTCACCTTTGGAAAGGGCGTCGGATAGATCACAGGCAAGTGAGCGGCGCCGTGATAGAGAGAGAAAACGCCGACAATACCTTTAAGCTCAGGCTTAAGAGGGGTCAGTTCACACACGAGCCCTGCAAGATTTCGAAAGAAGAGAAGGCGGAGAAGTACTCCAAAGGGGTGTTCACTCTGGAACTCGAGTCTGGCCAATCATTCGCAGGCGAGATAACAAAGCTTGTGCCTGATTTTGATACGGAAGATTTCTTAGATGTTTCTCATATTGATATCTATCTGCGTGCAGACTCCGATACAGGGATACCCAAGAGCTGAATTTTTTGCCAGCTAGGCAGCTGGCGTGGCGTCGTGGAAAACATCCATCTGCGCCGCGCCATCCAGCCAGGCTGCTTCGATTCGGGCCCGGGCCATTGCTGCGTATTCGGGGTTCAGCTCACACAGGATCGACCGGCGGCCTTCCTGCATCGATACCAGAGACGTGGTACCGGCACCGCCGAACGGGTCGAGCACCAAACCGCCGCGCGGGGCACCGGCCAGAATGCAAGGCCGGATCAGCTCAGGCGGGAATGTGGCGAAGTGGGCGCCCTTGAAACTGTGAGTTGCAACCGTCCAGACGCTACGCTTATTTCGCGTCAGCAGGTCCCAGCTGCTCGGCTCCCGATCTGGGCGGTGCGTGCCTTTGCTCTGGCCTGGTATCGCCTGCTCGCGCTTCGAGCCTTCGCGCTGAAAGCTGTCACGATTGCTTCTGGCTGACCCGTCCTTGTGGAATGTTCCGTGTCCGCCTTCGCCGGTAGAGGTGTCCCAGCCGGCCGGCACAGTCACCCTGGGCTTCGGTGCCGCATCGAACCCGTGCCCAAAGCCCACGCCTGTCGGCGTCGGACCGTAAGCAGCTGGCTCTCGAATAGCTCGCATGTCGCAGTGATACCGTCGCGACTTGCTGAGCAGGAACAGGTACTCGTGCGCTTTCGTGCAGCGATCGCGCGTCGACTCAGGCATGGGATTGGGCTTGTGCCAGATGATGTCCTGTCGCAGATACCAGCCATCGTCCTGCAGCGCGAAAGCCAGGCGCCAAGGCATGCCCATCAGATCCTTGGGTTTGTACTCGGCGTGGGTGGTCGCCTTGACCTTCCGCTGGTTCGCCATCACTTGCCGCTGGCTGATCGTTGAGACACCAACGCCCATATCACCTCGCCCATGCGCACCCCAGCTGCCCGCGTAGCTGTCTCCCATATTTACCCAAGCCGTACCGTCGTCCCGCAGCACTCGACGCACTTCCCGGAAAACATCGACCAGCCTGGCGATGAATTCTGCCGGCGTTTCCTCCAAACCGATCTGGCCCTCGACGCCGTAATCCCGCAAGCCGAAGTAGGGCGGGCTCGTCACGCAGGTATGAACTGACTTCTCCGGCAACGTCCGCATCATCTCGATGCAGTCGCCAACCAGAATCTGGTGCTGCTGGCTCATGGTTCGATTCCATGCGGTTGGGAATGGCCTACGCTTACCTCTCCACAGGAAGGGAGAAGGTAATGAGCGAGAACCGGGAATTGGCGCTATCTATCGCGCTTGAAGCTGTACTGAACGCAGCGCGCGAGCTTCACGTTGATGTCGATGAGCTTTGCGAGCAGGCAATTGGGTCGCTGACGCTTCTGCCTAAGAGCGTATCGCCGTCTGTTGTTGCCGCTATCCGAGAGATCGAGGTTGCGTCTGATGCGCTTGATTTCGGCGGTGGGGAAGGCGGCTGATGCGCTGGTGTGATCAGGCGGCATCGCCGTCATAGCATCCGCACGGCATATCCACTGGCTGGGTGAACATGTCCATTTGCTGTCGGTCGGAGGTGATCAGGTCTTCCCAACGCCAGCGGCGTCCGAGACCTTTGATACTGGTCAGGTCGGCATTGCGCTCCATGGCAATGGCTCGGTTTTGCAGATCGGCCGGCAGCGCCAGGATCTCTGCCGCTTTTGAGTTTAGGGCAGAAAAAACAGCTGCTCTGACCCGGCAACGGCAAACCAGCGGCGCGAATCGATTCCACGCATTCTTCTCGGCCCATGTCCCATTCAAGCAATTGGGTAACGCCACTGGTATTTTTTGTCTTCGAAAAACTTCGCTCTGTGCGGTTCGCCTGCGTCGTAGCCGATGCACTTGATTACCTTCAATCCAGCTTCCCACGAAGCAAGTGTCAGAGGCTGGTTGTTGGCGAACTTCTCTTGCGGCTCAATCTTGAATTTCTGCGAGCAGGATTTGAAACCGTACGCCACGCTCGGGAGCATTTTCATGCGCAGGCAATTCTCTTCAAGCGTTTCCACTCGACCACCTTTCTTCACCGTGATAATCGCTGGGAAGCCTTGCTCTTGAAGCCAGGTACTGAAGAGCCTGAAGTACTCGTAAATCTTTTGGCCTTCTCCGCCTGTATCAGCGAAGGTGATCAGGTCAACCTGTTCGCCACGCCTGACCATTTCCACCAGCATCGCGGTGCTGTTGGTTCCGCCGCCGTAGCTGACCATGACGGGCGGTTTCAATATTTCGGACATCTCTGCTCCTCGCCAGTGGCGTAATTCGTGGAAGTGGGGTATTTGTAGTCGTTACATTGGGAAGGGGTAGGAGCTTCAGGTGGAAAACTCGGATTTCTTAAATAAGGCGTGGTCCATATTGGTACTGATCGCTGGAGCTTTTTGGACTAAGTTCGAAAGTGTTGTTGCAGCTTTCTGGGAAGGCCTGCAGTGGCCTCACGCAGTATTGATAATTACGACTTTGTTCTTCATTTTGTGCAAAAGAGAGTTTAAGTCATTAGTTGGACGAATACTTGAAGTAGGTCCTACAGGTGCAAAATTTCACCCAATCGCCCCCTCACAGTCAGCTACGCTATCGTTGGCTCCAACTCCCAGCACTCCAGCTACTAATGAGCCGGCTCTGGAACTTGAGATTGAACAGGCCCTAGAGGCGCTGCCGGAAACCCTTCATCAGGACAACGGCATACCGTTGCCTAGCCCCATTGTTTTCCCTCTACAAATGAAGATTTATGAAGACAGATTGCGTTACGAAATTCAAGGCAAGAGCGATGCTGAGGCCCTTGCATACATAATTCCTAGATACGCGATTTACCGCGCTCTCCACGATTTTGAGGAGGCATACTCCCTAATGTTCGGCGGTCAGATAAGGTTTCTCCAGCAGCTGAACCAGAGATTGGGTAGCGGCTTTTCTGAGATTGAGATAAAGAACATGTGGGAGGCTCACCAAGCGCAATGCAAGCCGACGTTTGATAACTGGACCAGTGCTATGTATCTCAGTTATTTACGAATGAAGGGACTGATAACGGATCTGAACGGCTCTGTGGTTTTGACCGCCAGAGGCAAAGAGTTTGTGGATTGGATGACCCATTTTGGTCGGCCTGTTGATAAGGCCTTCTAAGGCGCGAAAGTCCTTCATGCGTAATAAAAGCTTCGAAACCTCGGTGGCGAATAGGTTGGTGGTGGGCTATACGTGGTGACCGGCATGGGGTCGGGTCAAGGAGGTGAAAATGTCTGACTCAAAAACCGCTAACGAGCTCATGTCCGAGCGCGACGAGGCCTGGCGAGAAATGGATGAGTACTTTGAGGAGAACTTTCCGTTCACAGATGAGACGTATCAGCAATACGAGCTTCTCAGTAAAAAAGCAGTGAAAGCTGTGGAGTCCTTCATGATTCGTTGCGCTCCTCGCTGGAAGCCTTGACGGGTCGAATACTCCGCGCAATGCCAGGCGTTTTCGTGATGGCGCCTTTCTTGATCATGGCGGTTATGCGGTCTGAGATCGCATTGCCGTTCACATTGGCGGCTTTCGCCATCTCGGCAACTGTTGGCGAGTAACCATTCTTCTTACGGTAAGACGCGATGAAGGCCAACGTTTCGGCCTGCACCGTGGTTAGTTCATTCTTCGTCTGCATCTGGATCTACCTGGACCATACCGGCGGCTTTCAACTTTCGCGCTAGTTTTGGAGAGATTACGAAAGCTGACGTGTCAGGTTTTCGAAGTCGCCGGGACTGCTCATCGTGCGGCATCGACAGAAACGACAACGCCAGATCTTGCCACAGTTCCTGCATCTGGCTGTACCCATGGTCCGCCATTGCTGTAGTGAGTCCCGAGCGCACGCCGATAGGCATGTCAACCTTCAGAGTTTCGATTGCCAGCTTGGCCTTTTCGGCATTCTGCCGCTCGCGGTACGCCGCCGAGTGCTTCGCGGCTGCTTTCTTTTCCATGGGATGCCTCTTTGATCTGCTGCGCTGGCAAGTCCAGCCAGGCTTGCCGGCGGCGCTGGTGTACGCGGTTGTTGATCTTGCGCATCAGGTGGGTTCGGCCAAGGTGATGCTGTGTTCTTTGGCGATGCGCCGGACGGTGCGGCTGTCGATGCCGACGGCGGTGGCGATTGCCGATGCGGTGTTGCCCTGGGCTGCCAGTTCACGGACGCGAGGCTCGTGCCTGTCGCGCTTTGCCTTGAGGTTCTTCGGATGGTTGCCGATCGCGGTGAAGGGAACCTCGCCGCTCACGCCTGCCGGTACATCCTGAACACGTTTGCCGGTGGCCAGGTAGTGCTCAATCTGAGCGCTGAGACTGGCGATGATCTGTTGCCGGGGATCAGCCTGCGGGGCGAAGTTCACTGACGCACCTCGCTGGACAGGCTGACTGTCACACCTGCGGCGCGATCTTCCAATGCCTGGGCGTATTCAACGGCTCGGGCGAAGTCGAAGCGAAAGCCGCGCACCTTGTCGGTGGTGCGATCCACGATGTGGAAAGCGTGTTTCCCTTTGACAACCACCTGGAAGCGCACGGGCTGGGCTGGCTGTTCCTTTCCGATCATGGCGTAGAACTCCGCGGTCGCGAGATGAGTGCGGGCGCGCATGGCGTTCAGGCCATCCACGCGCTGCTGAATGATGGGGTGCATGTCCTTTCCTCAGATGGTTGCGTGTACTCGTCAGCGCTCTGACCGCCTGCTATTTGCCGTTGGGCGCAGGGGAGAGCGCTGGCGGGTAAACGCCGGGTAGAAAAAAGCCCCGCCAAGACAGGGCTTTTCCTTGATGCAGGTTCACAACGCCTCCGTACGTGAACCAGTTCGCCTGGCGCTGCGTGAGGCAGTAGGCCAGGTTCAATGTCGTTTACATGGCTGCAAGTCCTCGTGTTGTGCGCGCCGGATGATGGCGGGCGCTCGCCGTTCTTGAGTTCGTTGCACCTGATTGGGCTATGCGACTATTCGGTGCCACCCTTCGCGTGGGTGAATGCAGGTGGCCGGCGCCTCGCCGGGATGTTCTTCCGCATTGGTCAGATGCCAGGCACGGGTGACCAAACCCTGCCAACGACGACAGGCCTGGCATCTGCCGATGCGGACGGGATGAGGGTGCCGGTCTTTCCCGGCTGTCAGCTGGTTAGGCGTGGGTGATCACAAGATCACTGATGATGCAGATCGAGCCATCTTCGGCCGGGGTGGCGTCAGTGAAATCGATCTGGTTGTAGACACCGCCGTGGAAGTCGAACACTTGCGAGTTCCAAGAGGCATCGAGTTGCAGATCGCCCGATGTACCGATGTTGCCGTTGTAGTCCACAGTTACTCGCGCGACGCCGGACGACGTGGCTCGAATAGTGACCTTGAACTTCGCGCCGAGCGGAACGCCCTTTAGCACCGTCGTGTTGACCGGGTCTGTCTGGTTGTAGCTCTGGCGAAAGCCCATAGTGATGTTCCCTTTTTGCCAGAACACCTTGATCGCTGGACTGTCGTCTCCTTTCACATGCATCTGTGAGATGACGACCTTCTGAGCAGAGTTGACCTTTGTCACGGTCATCTCTTGATAGTTGATGTGTTCGGAAGCAGTGGCGAGCGACCAGTAGATCGACTCTTTCCATTCGCACCGGGTTCGGTGTGTGCTCTTGCTTGAAGCGCCCTTGGTTGGCGCGGACAGTTGCAGCGAGCCGTCCGGGAGGACCGTCACAACGCTGGGGAACTGCGCGATGGCCTGGGCTCCGTTGAGCTCAAGTGCAACCGGGTTGGTTGTGGATGTTGCTACCGGTGTTGCGATCGTAAGATTGCTGATGTTTACAGTCATGGTTACTACTCCTGACGATAAAGATCATTGGCCTGGCACGATTGCCTTCCAACGGTGATGCGATCTTCCGCATCCCACTGCGCTCTCTGTGAAAGCGCAGGAAGATGGTTCAGTCAAACCCGTAGCTGAAATCATCGGGATCACAGTCGATAACCAGCAGCGCGTTCCCGAAGTACAGCGATGCAACCATTCGCTCCCACTCGCTTCTGATCTGCATGTTGATCGACACTTTTTTGTCGTCGAGCGAGGCGGAGTAAACCTCACCGAATTCGTCGCATTTACGGAAGTGATCTTTGGTTTCGCGTGAACCTTTGATGAGCACATGAAGGTTGTGCTTCAGTTCGTAATCGCTTCTTGCGGATGATCTGTAGCCGCTGCGCGCCGACTCTTCCGACTGTGGGTCGAAATAGATGTGTAGGAATTTCCTGTCCGTGCCGTAACTGTCTCCTTCGCTGATGCGAATTTCTGGCCGCTCCCAATGTTCTTCTGCTGCTCGCTCTTTGTGGTCATCAATGAATGCGTTCAGAAGCTTGGTTAGCGAAACCTCTGCGGTGATGAGACCGCCTCCAGTGAGCAGCTCAGTGATCGTCTTGTCCGCCTGCTCCATGATCGATGAGTGCAGTGCAGCGGCTTCCCACCGCTGCCGAAGAGAGTTCGCAATCAGTGCGTTGTATCGTTGCAGCTCGAACATATCGCTCACGTTCGCCGGCAGCGCAGATTTGACCGCCTCTTTGATCGCAGAGCCAAAGTCACCGTACGACCGGAAAGTGTCTTGCACGACATCCTTGAACAGTTTGTCGACTCCCTCATCGATCAGCTCGCGGGGGCGATCGGATAGGGCATATGCGCTGACACGTTCGGCCAGCAGTTGTTGAAGGGTTTGTTCCATAAAGATGCTCCGTGCGGGTGGGTTTGTGTTGAAGCTGCATTGGAATGTCGGTCCTGACCAAGATGCCTAACTACGTCCGCCCGTTCGCATACAAACAGTTGGCCTGGATCAGCTTTTTTCATGGGGCGCCGACATTCCGATGCAGCCTCTTTCGAGGTGATCGGGAAGGTCTCCAACCTTCTGACGGGGACTCTGATTGTTTACATTGCCGTAGGCCCGTGAAGCGGCAATTCCGGTGAGGCTGACGCCATCCCGCTGCCCACTCGCTGAATGGGCAGAAGTGATGCTCACCGGCTGAACCGGAACCACATCACCATGCCCAGGAGCAGGCCAGACAGAACGCCTACCAGGTAGGCAATGGATACGATGTGTATAGCGCTGGCGGCGACGAGAAGAGCGAAGCCGAGCAGGAGAACGGCAAGTAGGCGGCTGATCACCGCACCACCTTCACAACACTGTTGATCCCCTTGTCGACTGCGCGGCGAACCTTTTTCGCTTCTTCCGGCTGCATGCTTTTCAGGTAATCATTGTGGAACACGATCTGAGCGCGCAGGCAGTAGGTGTCAGGCTTGCCCATGGTCGATGTTTCCAGGCCGCTCTGGCCTTCCTTGTCGACGGCGCAGTGCGTATACAGCGGATTGTTGTTGGCGTCCTTGGCATCCTCGAACGAGTTGTCGTTCACCTCGCCGATCATGATCTGCTTACTGAAGTCGGCAGTGATGTCGCTCGGGATCTTCCCGGACCGGCCGATGTACAGCATTCCGGCGATTTCAATCCGGACACCAGCCTTAGTCACGTAGCCCTGGGCGACTGCTTCAGCAGCGCTGTACCAATCATCAAACTCGACGATGCGCGCGCCTTCGTAGTCCTTGTCAGTCTTGATCCAATTTCGCACCGTCACTAGGGCACCGGAGCCAGACACAGCGGCGAACGCATACTTGGCGGCAACGCTGTCTTTTTCCATCTTGCCGAAGTCATCGACACCGGCCTTGCCGTGCAGCCAGTAGATGACCTCCTGATGCGCATCGCTGACCTTCAGGTCGGCAGGCATCGACAGGCTGATGACCGCGTCGTTCTGGATTACCGCGATGTCACAGGCGCCGTCCTTCAGCTTCTCGGCGTTCTCGACTGATCCGCCGGTGTTGACCACCTTCACCTCGCCGCCGTCTTGCTTGGCGATCGTGTTACCGATGCTGGTGCCGAGGCTTTCGTAGAAGCCGCCTTCGCCCCCGGTGCAGAAGCGCAGGGTAGGCGGTGCCGCGCTGGCGACAGCTGAAACACTCAGCAGTACGGCCAGCAGTAACGCTTTTGATTTCATGGGTGTTCCTCAGGTTGGGGGATTTCCCAATGCAGCCTGTTGGCAAGCTGCATCAGTGAAATGTCCGCGCAGGCTGGGTCAGTCTTCTTCCGCATCGAGCATCTTTTCGATGTCTGCCGCTGCGGGCTTCTTCCAGTTCTTGATCTGGCCTGTTTCCAGATCGATATCCAGCATCACGTAGTCGCCGTAGTGATCGCCGGGAAAGAAGTCAGGCACGTAGCCTTCAAAGCTTCCAACTGCATCGCCCTGCGCATCGACCAAGCCTGCGGTGAATCGGTCGCTTACCTTGAGTTGCAACTTGAGCAAGGTCACATCGACCTGGACTGTTTTCTTCTGGTTTATTTGCATGCTGCTGACTCCGGTTGATTTCCCGTCTGGCCCTGTCGCCAAGGCCAGCCAGTGAAATCTGTTTTGGTATCGCTTCAGCAAACGGGCCTGCCGACATGTCGAGCAGGGGAGCAAGCTGTATTGCGTACTGTTCCCTGAACTCAATTGCCGTTCGGCGTCAGGGTCTGTCTTCTGGTTTTTAAAGAGCGGCGCGGCTTTCGCTGCTGGCCGATTATGTGTCGGCATGGGCAAAATATAGGTCTACACATATTTGGTGTCAATGGGTAATCCCATAAAATTAATCGGAGGCGATAAAAAGCCCGCACAAGCGGGCTTCAGTCAGATGTCGATATACCTCTTCCAGCCAATACGCACGCACCCTGGTTCCAAGCGTTCGACGGTTATCCCGTCGGTTTCGTCCAGCTCTCGCAAAACCCTGTCCCAGGCTTCGGGAGATTCTTCCTCGCGCCTTGAGACGTTCGCGGCCTGGTACTTCTGGACCTTGGGATCTGAAACGATTTGCTGAATGCGACGTCCCACTTTTTCGTAGGAACTGGGCTCGTAGATGGTGCTGGCACTGGTAGGGGTCATGTCATCCTCCTTGGTTAATGCTGTACGAATATACAGTAATGACCTTGTACGAAATCGGCAACGCCCTACCGTGCTCTTGTTCGAAATGTGTAAACTTTTCAGGCAGGTCTTTCTTTTTTTGGACAAAAAAAAGCCCGCTGGTAGGCGGGCCGGTCTGTCGATGATCGATCTAATCTGACGTCAAAGTTTACCCGTCATGCGGACGGCCACTCCAATGATCCGACAGTTTTCATCGCACTCGACCATCTTGTAGTCCGGGTTCAAAGGTTTCAAATACCGAATCCCTCCGTCCTCTACGAGCTTTTTGAAAGTCGCCTCGTTGCTGGCGGGAAGCTTGGCTATCACCAGCTTTCCTGGCTTCACGTCGGCTTCGGTGTCGACAAGGATCATCATTCCTTCGGGAACGCTTGTCCCCGATGGGGCAGTCATTGAATCGCCTTTTACTTCAAGCCAAAACGCAGGGCCTTTCGAGTCGTAATCAGACAATTCATATCGATCAGAGAAGCCGTCCGGGTATGGCTGAACTGCCTCCTCCCAGGAACCGGCGGAGACCCAGCTGATGACAGGATAGCGATAGAGCATCTCAGGCTGGACTACGGACTTGACGTTCGATGGCTCAACAGGCTCTGAGATCATCTGACCAGCTCCGCTTTCTATCCATATCGCAGAAACCCCACAGGCTTTTGCGATGGAAGCGTTGTAAGAGGAGCGGGCGGATCGACCCCTTTCGAGGTCCGATATCGATGCCTGGTCGATGCCGACCAGTTTCGCTAATTGCGCTTGGGTGAGGCCGGCGTGGCGCCGTGCGGCCTTGATGCGTTCTTTATATTCCATCTCCCGATTATTACTGGTGCTCCCATATCGTTGCAAAGAGGTATACCTATGCTCTACGATATGGGTATTCACATACGGAGGGGCAGCATGAACACCATCTTTAAGGACCTCGTTGCCCACTTCGGGACGCAAGAGGTCACCGCCGAGAAGCTGAAGGTCGATCAAAGCACGGTTTCTGGCTGGGTCCGAGGTAAGCACGGTATGTCTCCTGTTATTGCCAAGCGGGCTGAAGATTTGACTGCCGGGGCATTCAAAAAAGAAGCCCTATGTCCCGCTTTTCCATGGGCCGAAATGGTGGCCTGAGCCGACATCCGTGTCGTTCTGATCCTTGAGAAACATTTTGCAATGCGTGGTGGCAGAGCGCCACGCGAGAAACGATGAGGTTTTCGCAATGGAACATTTTGAGAGAACGCTGCACCGCGAAGTGAAAGCTGATGGCGGTACCGCACTGGCGAAACGTATGGGGGTGAACGAGACGCGCCTGCTGGACTGCGCCAACCCTAACCGCGAAGCGCACCGGATGAATCTGGAGATGTTCGGACAGGTCCTCACGCATCTTTCAGAAGAGTCCCGCGCAATCGTGCTGGCCTCGCTGCTGGATGAGTTTGGCTATTCGCTCGTGAAGAAGGAAGTGGCTGCCGTGAAGACCCTGCCTGCTGCTTTGGCCTTCGTGGGAAAGGAGTTCGCTGATCTGACCCTCGCTGTGCACAACGCCCTGGAAGACGGTCACGTCACGCAGATTGAAAAGGCCGCGATCTGTAAAGAAATCGCGCATGTGCGCCGCGAGATCGATGCCATTGAGGCATCGGTGAAGGTCGCCTGAATCGCAGGCAATAAAAAAGCCGGTGGCTAGACCGGCTTCTTCAACAACACTTGTGAGGTCCGATTATGCATACCCAGGCCACTCAGAGCAATAGCCCGCCTGATCCGTCAGTTTTCCAAGTTCATCAAACCCTGTCGCGTCAGGTAATGTCGTCCCGCGAGATCGCCGAGCTGACAGGCAAGGCGCACAAGCACGTTCTCGTAGACATCCGCTCGATGCTGGCCGAGCTCGAAATTGACTCAGCCGAGTTTTCGGCCCAGTACAAGGACGGCACCGGCCGCAGCCTTCCATGCTTCAACCTTGATCGCGAACTGACCGACACGCTGTTGACCGGCTACAGCGCCAAGATGCGACTGGCTGTCGTGCGCCGCTGGCGAGAGCTGGAAGAGCAGGCCGCACCGCGCATCCCCGCGAACTACGCCGAGGCCCTGCAACTGGCCGCCGACCAAGCCCGCGAGAACAGCCGGTTGCTCGGCGTGATAGAGCTTCAGGCACCGAAGGTAGCCGCCATTAAGCGCTTGGCCGCCGCCGAGGGGGCGATCTGCATCACGGATGCCGCCAAACAGCTCGGCATACCACCGCACAAGCTCTTCGACTGGATGGAGCAGAACCGCTGGATATTCCGTCGTGGCGGGTCTAAGCGCTGGATCGCCATGCAGCCTCGCATTCAGTCGGGCTACCTCAAACACAAGGTGACCGCGCTCAAGCCCGACATCGAAACCGGTATCGAGCGTGCTGCGATGCAGCCACTGGTAACTCCCAAGGGTCTGACCCGCCTTGCTGAAATCTTTCAGGAGCGCGCGTGATGGCTGGCGATTGGATCAAGTTCGAGCTCACCACCTTGGACAAGCCAGAGGTTTGTCAGATCGCAGACGCGGCGAATATCGACCCAGACGCAGCTGTCGGCAAGCTGATGCGCGTATGGGGCTGGTTCGACCAACAGACAGAAAAAGGTAACGCTCCGAGCGTTAGCAAAAAGTTACTCGACCGGATGGTGGGCGTTACCGGTTTCTGCGATCACATGAAATCGGTCGGTTGGATGGCCGAGGCTGATGGTGTGATAAGCCTGCCTCACTTCGAACGACACAATGGCAAGACCGCAAAAAACAGGCTTCTCACGGCCAAGCGCGTTGCGAACCACAAATCTGCTAACGCCAAAGGTAACGCTTCAACCGTCAGCGATGCGTTACCTAAAGAAGATGTAGAGAAGAATAAAGAACCTCCCTCTGCGCGTGATGCGAAAGATCCTCGCATGCCAAGCGAGATGACACTCACATGGACGCCGGACCCCAAAATTCTGAAGACCTACGCGCTGCATCAGAGCGTGGCCATCGACTTGTTCACGGACAACGTCCTGAAGGCTTTCACCGGGCATTACGAACCCAAGGGCCAGGTCAACACTGAGGCCGAATGGGTAAGCATGCTGGTCAAGTGGGTTCGTAACGACATCAACCGCGCGGCCGCCTCGAACGTCAAGCCATTTGCTCCTCGGCAGTCGTCCCAAGATTTCAACGACGACGACACCGACTGGAATGACCTGGGAGTGAGCCAATGAATAGGGTTGCGACCGTCACGTCTGGGTTGTGGGCCAAGGTTCAGTCGGGGCAGTACATCGCGAAGGATGAAGCGCTTCCTGCAGGCGTTCAGGCAGAGCTCAACCGGGAAACCGCCGTGGTGATCAACGGCCTATTCCGCCAGTTGCGAGCCATCTTCCCGGCGTGGAAGCAGGCTTGGCCGGACATGGCGTCGTACAAGGCCGCGAAGAAGGAGTGGCTGCAAGCGTTTCTCGAGGCCGGGCTGCGCAGCCTAGATCAGCTGAAGTTCGGCCTGATGGGCGCGCGCCAGTCCGGTAAGGACTTCATCCCGGCCCCAGGGGTTTTCATCGGCTGGTGCACACCGACTGCTGAGATGCTGGGCTTGCCAACCCTTGAGGCTGCCCATCGCGAGGCTTGCCGCAATGCCCATCCGTGCATGGCGGGGCAGGGCAAGTGGAGTCATGACGCGGTCTGGCACACCGCGCAAGAGTGCGGCTTCGAGAACCTGAACAAGCTTCAGACGCCGCTCAGCCTAAAGCTGTTCGAGCGCAACTACGCGATCACCGTGCGCCGGCTGATCGAAGGCCTGCCGCTGAAGAAGATGCCCTTGGCTTTGCCCGCTGAGGTTGCTGCCCGCCGCACGCCTGAAGTTGGCAACAGCGCCTTGGCCAAGATTCGCGCCATGCGTGCGGGTGGCCATCATGCGTAACCAGATGCTCGCACCACCAGTTACGAGCAATTACCAGTTCGCCGTGTACAGCGGCGCTTACAAGTTCGACCTCACAGCTGAGCCCGAACAGCCTCAGGCGCTATTCGCCGATCAGGAAATAGCGAAGGCCTATGCCACCGGCAAGTGGCCGACCACCTACGAAGTGATTGACCTCTGGGAGACCTACCCATGAAGACACTGTTCGCGCTGATCAGCGTGGCTCGCTGCGCCTGCTCTTTGATGCAGTGCGCCTATTCGCACCAGGTTCCGCCGGCTGAATACCAGTTTGGGGGTGCGTTGTGAATTCGCATGTCACGCACACAAACACGACCACCCTCAAAGCAACCGTCTCCGAAAGCGAGATAAACGAAGCGCTCTGTGTCCTGCTGGCGAAAAAGCATGGCTACAGCTTGGACAGTGAAAACGTCCGCTATCGGGGCTGGCACAGCACTAAAACTTACAACGCCATTCTTTCCCATGTCTGGGAAGTTGAGGTGATTGTCGATCACTCCCGGGAGACCAGTGCATGAGGCAATCCAAGCTGACCAAGGCCGCTCGCGGTCGTGACTGCCAGGTGCGCGTACCGGGCGTTTGCAATGGCAACCCGGAAACCACCGTGTTGGCGCATTTTCGCCTGAGCGGGACTCGCTGCGGCGCCGGTTTGAAGCCGCACGACTTGCAGGCGGCTTGGGCATGCTCCGCCTGTCATGACGCGGTGGACTCGCGCAGCAAGACTGAATTCAGCCGCGACGAGATCCGCGTGATGCACATGGAAGGCGTCGTGCGCACCATCGACATTCTGATCAGCGAAGGGAAGGTGGCAGCGTGACTGACCTGATTCTCCCTTGGCCGCCGAAGACGCTGAGTCCGAACGCGCGCACGCACTGGGCGACTAAGAGCCGGGCGGCGAAAGCCTACCGGCAGGCCTGCTTTCTGCTGTGTCGTGATGCTGGTTTGCCAGTCCCAGTTGGCCGGGCGCTGCTGGCCATCGAGTTCATCCCACCGGACCGCCGCCGACGTGACGACGACAACTGCATTGCATCCTTCAAGTCAGGCCGTGACGGCGTGGCCCAGGCGCTGGGAATCGACGACAGCCGATTTGTCACCCAGACCCAGATCAGTGCCGAGACGGTAAAAGGGGGCGCCGTGCGTGTTCGCATCTCCGATTACCTGGAGGACAAAGCATGAGTACCGCTGCCGTGAAAATCACCGATCCTGAAATCAAGCGACAAGCCTCCGGAACAGTTCGGGATCTGCGCGACGTTGATAATAAAGGACTGTACCTGCGTTTCGGGCACGACCGGACGCGCCCGGTTTGGTATCTGGTCCGCAAGCGCCGCTGGAGCCGGATCGGTGCATTTCCCGATCTGAACACCAAGCAAGTCGTCGCGGCGCTGCCCTGTATCCGGCTGCGAGTTGAAGAGGGTGCGCGCACGGCGCTGTCGAAGTGGGAAACCACCGGTGAGCTGCTGGACTGGTACGCCGACCGCATGTCGAAGGACCGCAACCTGTCTGCCAAGCGCAAGAAAACCGGAGCCTCGGCCATCAAATGCCACTTGGGCCCGCGTCTGGGTGACACACGCCTGATCGACATCACCAAGGCCACTCTGGACACCGAACTGATGTGGCCGCTGCAGGAAACGCTTTCCATCGATTACGTGCGGCTGGTGTTCCAGTTGCTGGCGCTGGCGTTCCGCCAGGCATATCGGCTGGGCCTGATTACGGCCAACCCGATGAAGGACATCAAGTTCAGCGACTTCTCTAAGGCCCGGGTCGGCATCAAGCCGTCGAGGCTGCGCGGTGTCCAGCTCTCTGATCTGCTGGCGCAGCTGTCGAACGTGTTCGAGACCAATCCCAAGGACGCCATGTTGGCGCTGCTAATGCTCTGCCACGGCACGCGCATCGGTGAAAGCCGGTTGGCGCAGTGGCCACACATGGCTCTGAGCGAGCGCGAATGGTTCCTTCCAGCAGCCGACACGAAGACCCGCGTCGAGCATCACCTGCCACTGACCGAGCAGGTCTGCGCCATCTTAATCCGCTACCGCGAATGGCAACACGCGAACGGCTACGACGGCCAGTACCTGTTCCCGGCCCGCAACGGCAAGCCCCTGAGCGAAGGCCAGGCCAGCGCCGTCTTTGCTCGCCTGGGCGGTGGTGAGTGGACAAGCCATGACCTGCGCAAAGTGGCGCGCACCGGCTGGGCAGACATCGGCATTGACCATCTGATCGGCGAGCTGCTGATCAACCACGCCATGGGCCACAACGTGAAGGTGTACATCCAGTCGGACGTGATGAGCCGCAAGCGTGATGCCTTGGAACGCTGGCACGCACTGTTAGATAGAAAGGGGCTGAACCTCATCCATAAGTTGACAGAGGATAGATTCGGAGATTCTGGTAATCCTCTGGAAGCCACGGCAAATAAGGGCTGCGAGTCTTCCCGCGAATCAACCATAGGCGAGGTTTCAAAATGGTAGAAACCATCGTTTGCCCGAGCTTCAGGGTCGCTAAGGCGCTGGCGCGCTTGAGCACTTTCTATGCGATCTGGGATAAGAACCAGCGCCACCAGTTCGCCCCGATCCGGAGCACTGCTCTTTTCGCCAAGGCTCAAGGTCTGGTTATCCATGACCGGACGCTCAATTTTGATCAGGGGAGGTTTTGAGATGCTAAAGAAGAGCCATGGCCCTGCCTTCCGGAAGGAATTGAAGCCGTTGATGGAATGCGCCGCCTGCCGTGGCACCGGCGTCATCAGGGGCGTGTTTCACCAGCTCGACTGCACCAACTGCCACGGATCCGGCTGGGTCTGCCAAGCGACCGGCGATGCGTTGCAGCTCGAGGACCTAGTGCCGCAGCTGAACATGAAGCTGCGCAACATGACCGCCGAATTGAACCGTGCTCGCCATGCTCAGGGCGGCGCGCATGAGCAGTACGAACAGAACAACCGCCGGGGCGCTGGCGGGTCGAATTACACCGGGGACTGAGGGCACATCATGATTTATCAAAGCGTTTCGAGTGCTGTTGTGTCTGCTCTCGCGGCTGAGGCCAAGAGTGGGGCCAAGGGGCAGGCTTGGCAGAAGCTGTACAGCTCCGTGGAAGAGGAAGGCGGCGACCTTTCAACGCTGGCACGCCGTAGTGGCGGCAGTCTGGATCGCGACCACGTCGACTACTGGATTGCTGCGCGTCTTCACCACCTTCTGACCCCTCGCCACTGGCACGCCCTTGTGGCGAAGTACTCCACGCACAAGGGGAAGAAGGTCGAGGCAATCAGCCTGCTCAAGGCCGTCATCGCGACGCCTGCGCCTGCCGTGTTTCTGTACAAGGCCGTTACCGCATGGGCTATTCCCAAATTGCCAGGTGCAAGGCCAAAGCGAGCTACCTCAGTCTCGGTGGAAATCCCGCTTGATGCGCCCGATTGGCGCCGCGAGGCGATGGTCAGCGCAGCTGTTGCAGCGGGCAAGGCTTCGCTGCGCACTGCTGAGTCGCGATCCGCCGACATGATCGTGCTGCCGGACAGCTTCTACGACATGAATACATGGGACCTGGACGCGGCAGGTGAGTCGACTCGCCGCCGTTGGCGTGCTGGTATCAATGAAAAGCTCGATGGCATGGTTGACGAAGCATTGGCGCACGCTGAGCAGATCCTCCGTGCCGAAGGTGTTTTATCTGAAGTCGCCGCGTGATTCACAGTTGACATTGGTGAGCGACTGAGCGAAATTATCTCCATCCTGTCATTCCTGCGTGTGTAGGACTGCTTCGCGAGCCTCGCCAGAGAAAACTGCCGGGGCTTCGTCATATCTGGCTATTGGAGACTGATATGACGAGAGCACAACGACGACACGACACCCGCCGCATCAAGTCGAAATTCCACCATTCTCAAAATACGAAGTCATGGGAAACGTCCGCACGGGATGCTGGCGTATTCGCCAATCACGGTAAGGTCTGTTCCTGCTGGATGTGTTGCAACCCTCGCAAGCTGGGCTTGTTAACGCTTCAGGAACAGCGAACGGACTCAACCAGCGATTGGACTGATTGATCGATCACTGACCCGGTTCGTCTTCAAATTCCAGCTCGGCTCCCATCTGGCGCATTTGGCCGTACAGGGCTTCGAGGTGATCAGGAGGAAGGGTCAACCTGGCCGCGATGAAAAACAGCATCTGAGCGCTGACCTCGCGCGGTTTTGCACCTCCAGTGTATTTGCGCCACTGGCGACCATCCGACAGGCCCGCGATATCGGCCATGTCATTTCCAGTCTTGTTCAACTTCGCCTTGAGTGCTTCCAGATCGGCAGTGCTCGGCGGTGCGTAGTGTTTGATAATTTTCATATAAGCCATATGAGAAAGCCCCGCTTTCGCGGGGCTTTTGAATTCAGGAGAGATATTTGGTGAGTGCTAGTGTGGCTGCGGCTACTGCACCTACCAAGCCGGAGGCAATCGCTACCGGATACCAGAAGATTTCCCAGCTCAGCTTGTGAGCCTCATTTCTGAATTTGATGGTCTCAGCGTTTAGCTTGCTGGTCTCTGCCATCAGCTTCGCGATCTCGGAGTGAATCTTTTCGAGTTCGGCGGTGGTCATTTCGATGCTCATCTGTTCTTCCCCTTGGGGTTGTCGGGCCGGGCGATATGCGCTTCCCATGTGTTTTATAGTAGGCCCATTGGGCCTAATCGTCAAGTCTTTGTGAAAGGTTTTTGTAGGACGCCATAGCTAGGGTGGGCCTTCGGGCAAGGCCTGGACGTCGATAGCCGGAAGTGCGGCGTACGGAAACAACACCGGCAGTCGAAGAGCCCAGACCTCATGCTATGCAGGGCGGCTTCGGCAGGCAGCGTGGGAAGACACGCAACCCAATTACGAGCCTCGGCATTTGCCGGGGTTTTTTGTTTTCAGCCCCGCCACACCCATCGCTCCGAGCTGGGAGTGCTGCGGGGCTGATTCATTCCCGCTCCCCAAAAGGGAGGGCAGTCGGATCAACCAAATGCCTGAGAAAAATCCTGACTTCTGGGCGCAGGTCTGGCTCGTCCTCAGTACACCGCTCTGGCAAGGAGCGATCATGGCCACAACCATTTCCCTATTGCGCGTGCTCTACGAAGGCAAAGAAGCCAACAAATGGCGCGTGGTGTTGGAGGCATTGATCTGCGGCGCGCTGAGCCTGTCGGCCAGTAGCGTCATTGAATGGATGGCTTGGCCGTCCAGCCTGTCTGTCGCGGCCGGCGGCACTATCGGGTTCATCGGCGTGACTGCGATCCGCGAGTTGATCATCAGGTTCCTCGGACGTAAGGCGGACTCAGCATGAAAGCAATCGCCACTGCACTGATCATCGCCTTGGTTGCGCTGCTGCTGGTTGGTATCCAGCAGTACCGTGTTATCGCGCTGCGCGGTGAGGTAGCGATCGAGACCAAGGCAAAGACCGACGCGCTTGCCGCCAACGTCGAAAGCCAAGCCACGATCACCACCCTGCGTGCCGAGGCTGCACGAAACATTGCCTACCAGGCTGACCTCAATAACCGGCTCAAAGCCAGCGAACAGAAAGCTCTGAAGGCGAGGAAAGACTTTGAAAAGCTCAAGCGTGAGAGCCCGGCTGTTCGTAAGTGGGCTGATCAGCCTTTGCCTGACGGCCTGCGCGGCAAGCCAGCCAGCATCGGTAAAGACAACAACGGTAAGGCTCGAACCCCCTGAGCTTGTCCCGTGCGAGCGCATCAGCGACAGCGATGATGACCTTGCCCTGAACGGTGACCTCTGGGCATTAAAGGACCGGGCGGTGAATCTGCTCGACACCTGCGCCGATCAGGTCGACGCCCAGATCCAGCGCAGCAAAAGCAAATGAAGAAGTCTTGGTGCGTGACAGTGCCAGGCTATCCGCCTTTCCCCATGATCTTGCAGGATGACGCTGACCAAGCGAGAGCGTTGGCTGTGGCCCGGCTCACATGGCCGACCTGCACAGTTGAGTGAATCTTATGACCCAGGTAATCGAGATCGTTGTTATTGGCGCTACTGGCGCTGGCAAGTCGCACGTTTTAGAAGTCATTGACCGAGCCCTTCACTCCGAATACGGCCAGCATGTGCAGGTCGCGTCTCACGAGCTCTCTATCGAACGCTTCATGGGTTCGCCTAGCAGCAAGCCGAGCGTATCCGACACCATCTTCAGCTTGCGTGAACAGAGCTCAGCCCCAACCAGAAAGGTTGATGACCTCAAGGTCAGCATCGACACTTCCGAAGTGACTTCTGCGTTAAACAAGATTGAAGCTATCCAGGGTGAAGCGATTGCTTTCACACTGGATAGCCTTGAGTCTGCGATTCGCTCGACTACCGATCTATTGAACGATCACGCGGTTTTCCTTGCTGAAAGCAATCTGAGCAATGTCCAGCGTGACGGCATGAGGTTCGTTGGTGAGAAGCTGAACAGTCACCTGAACCGTTTGCTGGCGGCACAGCTTGATCGCTTCGCGTCGGCATCCACCTGATGCCGCTCCGACCTCAGAAGCCCTGCAACGCCCAAGGCTGCAACACGCTCACCCGCAACGCGCGGTACTGTGATGAGCATGCTCACCTTGCCAAGCCGTGGTCGACTCGTAACGGTTCCGGTCGTGGTGGCAGGCCGTGGCGAAGACTGCGTGACCAGGTACTGAAGCGCGACCATTACATCTGCCAATGCGATGAGTGCAAATCGCTCGACCGAATCCGACCGGCGCATGAGGTGGACCATATCGTTCCGCTTGCGCAGGGTGGGACCGACACACCGTCGAACCTGCGCGCGATCAATCACGATTGCCACGAGGCGAAGACCAAACGAGAGGCGCGCTTCGGCTCCGGCGGGAAACCGTCGTAACCCGAAGGGTCCCAACCTCTGGTCCGCAGCCCGACGGAAATATGGCGCAGCTCGCACCGATACGGTGCGATAGGTACTGCCTATGGTGGGGGGCGGTCCAAAAGTTAGGGGCTATTCATGCGGACACCGTCCCCCGAACCTGATTTTCACACCCGCGAAATTAAAAGTTCAGGAGTTGCGCGATGGGAGGCACCGCCACGGTCGCCGGCCGTGGTCGCAAACCCAAGCCGACGGCCAAAAAAGCGTTGGCCGGAAACCCAGGCAAACGGGCGTTGAATACGGCTGAACCTAAATTCTCTGAGGTAACCAAGGACATCGATCCACCGGAGTGGCTGAGTGATCGCGCCGCCACAATGTGGAAAATGTTGGTGCCTGAATTGTTGCGGGAGCACGTCATCGCGCTTACCGATCTGCACAACGTCGAGGCGTTTTGCACGGCCTACGACAAGTGGCGCATGGCCGAAGAAGCGGTGCAAAAGTTTGGCATCGTGGTCTCATCGTCCCAAGGCAGTCCGATGAAGAATCCAGCGCTGACCGCAGCCAATGAATCAATGCGGCAGATGGTGACGTTCGGCTCCATGCTCGGACTGGATCCCGCAAGCCGCTCACGCATCATCGGAGGGAACAAAGAGAAAGCCACAAACGAATTTGCCCAACTACTGAGCTCATAAATGACCAAAGCCCTGCACCCCAACGTCGACAGGGCGATGGCGTGGGGTAGGTCTGTGCTCAGGGGGAAAGTGCCCGCCTGCCGCTACATTCACCAAGCCATACAGCGGCACTTCGACGACCTTGCTGCCAGCCGCAAACGCGGATATAGGTTCAAGTTCGACCCGGCCAAGGCTGAGAAAAAGCTGAAGCTGATTCAGCTCCTGCCGCACACCAAAGGCGAATGGGCATTCAAGCGTCAGCTCATCACGCTTGAGCCGTGGCAGCTATTTGGGATGGCCGTCACCTTCGGCTGGGTGAAGAAGAAGGGCGGGCACCGCCGGTTCCGCGAAAGCTACTGGGAGGTGCCGCGCAAGAACGGCAAGTCGGTGATTGCGGCTGGCGTGGGCATCAGCATGTTCGTTGCCGATGGTGAATTCGGCGCTGAGGTCTATGCTGGAGCTACCACCGAGAAGCAGGCGTGGGAGGTGTTCCGCCCGGCCAAACTGATGGTGAGCAAGTCGCCCATGTTGATTCAGGCGGCCGGCATCGAGGTTAACGCCTCGAACATGAACATACCATCGGACTTCAGCCGGTTCGAGCCGCTGATTGGTGACCCCGGCGATGGTGCTTCACCTAGTTGCGCGATAGTCGACGAGTACCATGAACATCGTTCCTCTGCGCAGTACGACACCATGCTGACTGGCATGGGTGCAAGACGACAACCGTTGATGTTCATCATCACAACGTCAGGCGCGGATATAGAGGGCCCTTGCTACGACAAGCGCCGCCAGGTCATCGAAATGCTCGAGGGCACGGTGCCCGATGACGAGTTGTTTGGATGGATCTGGACCCTGGATGAAGGGGACGACTGGACCGATCCAAAGATGCTGGCCAAGGCCAACCCAAATCATGGCGTCTCGGTGTTCCAAGAGTACTTGGAGAGCCAGCAGGCCAGGGCGATTCGTTCGGCGCGCTTTACCAACACTTTCAAAACCAAGCATCTGAATTTGTGGGTGAGTGCGAAGTCCGGCTTCTTCAACATGGAAAGCTGGAAATCTTGCGAAGACACCTCGCTGACCTTGGACCAGTTCGCGGGGCAAGAGTGGATCGCCGGCTTCGACTTGGCGCGCAAGCTCGATATGAACTCACGCGCTCGTTTGTTTTGGCGAGTCATTGATGGGCGGATTCACTACTACAGCGTCGGCCCAAAGTTTTGGGTTCCCGAGGACACAGCTTTTAATAGTGACAACAAGCGCATGAGCGAGCGGTTCCAAGCCTGGATCAACTCCCAGCATCTCGATGTCACCGAAGGTGCCGAAGTCGATTATCGAGAAATCCTCGAAGACACCAAAGAAGCCAATCACCACGCGCCGCTCCGAGAATCACCAATCGACCCATTCGGCGCCACGGGATTGAGCCATGAGCTCGACGATGAGGGGTTCAGTCCGATCACGATCACCCAGAACTACACCAACATGTCTGACCCGATGAAGGAGCTCGAAGCGGCGATCGAGTCGGGACGCTTCCATCATGACGGAAACCCGATCATGACCTGGTGCGTGGCGAATGTGGTCGGCAAAAACCTACCGGGCAACAACGACGTCGTCCGGCCAATCAAACAGGGCGACGACAACAAGATAGATGGCGCAGTGGCGCTGATTATGGCGATCGGTCGAGTGCTCATTGATGCAGCACAAAACACGACCGACTCATTCATGGACTCAATTCGGAATCCGATCATCGCATGAGCTTGCCACTAGCGTTTTTTATCCTCACAGCATTGGGCGGGTTTGGCCTGCTGGTCAGTGGCGTGTTCACGCTGCTCGGCGCCGGCTGGGCATTGATCGCCGCCGCAGCATCGCTGTTCATGATTTCCGGCTTCATCAAGAAGGGACTGGCAGGTGAATAAATCTCTTTCGCTGGTTCTCGGCAGGGCTGCATCCAAGCCGATGAAGTCGCTCGGCGACTGGACCGGAAAGGCCATACGCCTGAGCGACGGAGGCTTCTGGGAATCTTGGCTTGGTGGGCAGTCAAGTTCCGGCAAGGCGGTAAACGTGGACAATGTGATGCGACTGTCCACTGTCTGGGCTTGCGTACGCATTATTTCGACTTCTGTTGCTGGGTTACCGCTGGGAATTTATCGGCGTAAGGGCGATGGCGATCGTGAAGATGCGCGCGATTTTTCGTTGTATGACGTCATCCACAACAGCCCCAATGAGGACATGACTGCGTTTCAGTTCTGGCAGGCAGTGGTTTCTTCAATGTTGCTTTGGGGCAATGCGTACTGCGAGATTCACCGCTCTGGAACTCGCGTAATCGCGCTGGACTTCCTGATGCCTTCCCGCGTCGATCTTGAGGTGGACGACGATGGGCGTCTGGAATATTGGTACCGCCCGAAGAAAGGCGCCCGCAGGCAGATTGCTCGAGTAGATATGCTGCATATTCCGGCGTTTAGCATAGATGGTCGGGTCGGGATGTCGGCGATCCGATTCGGTGCAGACGTGTTCGGTTCGGCGATGTCTGCCGATGATGCGGCGAATGGCACCTTCAAGAACGGGTTGCTGCCGACGGTCGCTTTCAGCGTTGATCGCATCCTCAAGCCCGATCAGCGCGACGAGTTCCGCGAATACGTAAAAACCGTCTCCGGCGCCATGAACGCAGGTAAATCCCCGGTACTTGAGCAAGGTGTGAAAGCTGAAACCATCGGGATCAACCCGGTTGATGCGCAGTTGCTGGAGTCGCGGGGACATAGCATCGAGGAAATCTGCCGGTGGTTCGGCGTTCCCCCCTGGATGGTGGGCAAGACCGACGCGGGCAGCAATTGGGGGACCGGGCTTGAGCAGCAGATGATTGCCTTCCTGACCTTCTGTATCAGCTCTGTCACCAGTCAGATCCAGCAATGCGTCAACAAGAGGCTGTTGAGTCCGGTTGATCGGCGCACGTATTACTCTGAGTTCTCTCTGGAAGCCTTCCTGAAAGCCGACAGCACCGGGCGCGCAGAGTGGTATAGCAAAATGACGCAGAACGGGATCATGACCCGTGACGAATGCCGCGTTAAGGAAAATCTCCCGCGCCACGGCGGCAATGCTTCGGTCCTCACCGTGCAGACCAACCTGGCGCCAATTGATCAACTCGGCCAGTCAAATGATGGGCAGGCCGCCCAAGCAGCCCTCAAAAACTGGCTTGGCCAGACGCAGGAGTAACCATGCCTCTGAATGTGAAAGCGCGCAGTTTTAACTGTGAGCTCAGCCCGCGTGCGCTCGATCTTTGGAACCCTGACCTGCGCGCGGCGCTGGAGGCAGGGACCAACACTATCACCATGTACGGAGTGATCGGCGAGGACTGGTATGGCGAGGGCGTCACCCTGAAGCGCGTCGACGCTGCATTGCGGGCCATCGGCGACAATCCGCTCACCGTCTATATCAACTCCCCGGGTGGTGACATGTTCGAAGGCATCGCGATTTACAACCGCCTGCTCGAGCATTCACAGGAGGTGACGGTCAAGGTTCTCGGTCTTGCCGCTTCGGCAGCCTCCGTCATTGCCATGGCTGGCGCCAAGCGTGAGGTTGCCAAGACTGCATTCCTGATGATCCACAATTGTTGGACCTACTTTGCCGGCAACCGTCATGCGATCCGCGAACTGGCAGACACGATGGAAGAGTTCGACCGCGCCATGATCAGCCTGTATGCGGATACCAGCGGCCTGGATGAAGCTGCAGTGGAAAAGATGCTCGACGCGGAGACTTACATGAACGGATCGAACGCCGTCGAGAAAGGTTTCGCTACCGGCCTGATCTCTGCTGAAGAGGTTGAGCAGGCTCCGAGCGAGGACGGATCTCAGGCGCATTCGGCCCGCAAGCTCGACGCGGCGCTGGCCAAATCCGGCATGTCCCGGAGCGAGCGCCGCAAGCTAATTTCTGAAATCAAGACCAGCACGCCTAAAGCTGCTGGCGGCGACACGCCTCGCGCTGTCGTGCCGGGCATGCCTAGCGCTGCCCTTGATGTATCCGCGTTTGAGGAAACCGCAAACCAGGCGTCGGCGCTCCGGGGACTTATCCCAAGCTGCTAAACGGCTGACACCGCCACTGATCATCGACCGCCCAATTGGCGGTTTTTTCATTTCTGAAAGGACAAAACCATGCCTCAAGATCTTTCTGCAATCGAAGCCTCGCAGAAGCAAACCCAAGCCGATCTGAAAGCCGTCGGCGATCAGATCAAAACCTACGCAGAGCGCACCGAGAAGGAAATCAAGGCCTCGGGCGAAATGCAGGCTGAAACCCGCACCAAGGTGGATGAACTTCTGAATAAGCAGGGCGAGCTCCAGGCTCGTATGCTTGAGGCTGAGCAAAAGCTGCTCAACGCAAACTCCGGTCGTGATCGTGGTGAGCGGCAGCAATCAGCGGGTGAGCTGGTAGTGGCCAGCGAGCAGATGCAGGACGTCAATGCCTCATTTCGTGGCTCCCGCCGGGTCTCTGTGCCGCGCGCCGCTATCACGTCCGTACCGGCCTCCGGTGGTTCTCTGGTTGCGCCTGATCGTCGGCAGGAAATCATCATGCCGCCTGAACGCCGCCTGACGATTCGGGACCTGATCGCACCAGGTACGACCACCAGCAACTCGTACGAGTACGTTCGCGAGACCGGTTTTACCAACAACGCCAAGTCCGTAGCAGAGAACACGGCAAAGCCGTATTCCGAACTCACGTTCGAACTGGTGAATGCGCCTGTCCGCACCCTGGCGCACCTGTTCAAAGCGAGTCGTCAGATCCTCGACGATGCCGCTGCGTTGCAGAGCTACATCGATGCCCGTGCACGCTACGGTCTGCTGACGGTTGAAGAAGTCCAGCTGCTGTACGGAAACGGCACCGGTGCCAACCTGCAAGGGCTGATGACACTGGCCGAAGCCTACGCCGCGCCAGCAGGTATCGTCGTGGCTGGCGAACAGCGTATCGACCGCATCCGCTTGGCACTCCTGCAAGCGGAATTGTCCGAATTCCCAGCCGACGGCATCGTTCTGAACCCGATCGATTGGGCGGCCATCGAGCTGACCAAAGATGGGGAAGGTCGCTACATCGTGGGTCAGCCGCAGGAGGGTACCGCCGCTCGTTTGTGGAATCGCCCGGTCGTTTCGACTCAGGCCATGCAGCAGGACGACTTCCTCACCGGTGCTTTCCGCTTGGGCGCGCAGATCCTCGACCGCATGGAGATCGAAATCCTGATCTCGACCGAGAACGCCGACGATTTCGAAAAGAACATGGTCACCATCCGCGCGGAAGAGCGTCTGGCATTCGCCGTGTATCGTCCAGAAGCGTTCGTCACCGGCTCGCTGACCGAAGCGGCTGGCGGCTAACCCAACCACAAAGGCGCCCATGTGGCGCCTTTTGGAGAACCTGTTTATGGCTACTGATACCGAAGAAAAGAAAGCGGCCGCCCGTCGCCCCGTTGCCAAGCCCGAGGACGAGACGAAAAGTCAGTCCGCAGGGGAGCAGACGGTCACGACAGTCGAAGTCTTTCCGCTGCGTTCGTACCAGGACGAGGGCGAGATTAAGCGCCGAGGTGGGCCCGGCTACAGCGTTCCCAAACGTCATGCCGACCAACTGATCCTTGCCGGCCTGGCTGCGGACAAAAATCCAAAGGCCTGACATGAACGCCATTCCTACTGAGCAGGGCATGCAGCACCTGCGCGCTGACGATGATGACCGCGATTACGTGGAGTTGCTCCTGTCCGCCGCCGAGGATAGCGCCGCGCAGTTCATGAATCGCCAGTTCTACGCGGACGCTGATTCATTGGGAGAAGCCGTATTGGATGGAACGGCCGGCGCTGATCCGATCGTGATCAACCCATCTGTCCGGGCAGCCTGCTTGCTCATCTTGGGCAGCCTTTACTCGAACCGGGAGGACGTGGTGGTTGGTGCTGGCTCAAACGAATTGCCACTCGGATCTCGGTCGCTGCTCACACCGTATCGAATCGGGATGGGTGTCTGATGAGGGCCGGGGGACTACGGCATCATCTCATGCGCCAAGCTGTTGCCCGGTCGCCAAACGGTTCCGGCGGTTTCGTTGAGGGTTGGGAAGATGTCGGAAAGCTATGGGCTGAAATTACCCTACCAACCGGGCGTACTGCTCCCGTTGCCGAGTCGATTTCAGCCGTTGTCACCGCTGAGATCAGAATCAGGACAAAGACGGATGTTCTGGCGGGGCAGCGGCTTGTCGGTAAAGCGGTGACCTATCTCATCGAAGCCGTTTTGCAAGATAACGATCTGAGCATGACGCGGCTTCTCTGTTCAAATGTTCCGAACCCATAGGGGTATCAGATGAAAGTAGTTGCCAAAGCAAATCTTTCTGGCGCTGTCGGCGATCGTGTGCCTGGCGAGGAGTTCACGGTTGACGCTAAGACTGCCGACGACCTTGTTGGTCGCGGGCTGGTTGAAAAAGTAGAGCAGCCGAAGGAAACCAAGCCCGAGAAAACCCAAGAGAAGGGGTGATCATGGCGCGGCGATCCCGCCTCTCCGGCGATTTCAAGTTGCGAAAGACTCTTCGCGCAATTCACCAAACCATGGACAACCACCTAAAACCTGCCATGGAACAGGCCGGACAGCGAGTGTTGGCCACGATGAAAGAATTGGTGCCGCGCGATACTGGTGAGGCTGCTGCTGCGCTTTCCGTTTTCGTTTCCCGAAGTGGTTTGAACGCTGAAATCGGACTCCGCGGGAAAAAGAATTATCGGCGCTTTTTCTACCTTCGGTTTCTTGAGTACGGAACGAAGGGATATATCGGCGGCAAACGGGCGGGAAACCGCAATCAACGAGACACCGTAAAAACTGACGGCTCTCATTGGTTCGGCAAACACCCGGACATTCCCGCACGTCCGGCCCATCCATGGTTGCGGCCTGCCTACCAGGTAAACCGGGAGTTGGTCTTAGCTGACATCAGCGCCGCCGTGAATGAAACGTTGAGGAGGGCCACCAGCGATGCCTGATCCTTCGGTGGCCCTGCAGCAGGCGCTATACGAGCGCTTGACTGCTGAAGTTTCCGCTCCCGTCTACGACGGGGCGCCCATGGATTCGCCAATGCCGTACGTTTCGATTGATCGCGAAATCGCCACGAACGAGCGGCCCATCGCAGGACGCAAGCGTGAGTCACGGCTGATTTATCTGAGCGTTTGGTCGGATACTCATGGCCAAGCTGAGGCCAAACGCATTGTTGGGCAGGTCGTCGATGCCTTGGATGAGCGTCCTATGGCACTGGCCGTCGGCCGAGCCGTATCTGTCCGCGTTATTCAATCAGGAACCCAGCGAGAGCCAGATGGGGTCACTTATCAGGGCTCTGTGACCGTTCGCGTGATCACCACTCACTAACCCAGCCGATTTTGGCTTATCCAATGCGCCTTTGGAGGACTACCCATGGCCGATGACAATCTGAACACAGCCGCCGGCTGCCGAATCTCGATTGGCGGCAAAACTGCTGCGACAACTGAGACCGAGTTCAAAGCTGACACCTATGTCGAGATCGGCGAGATCGAAGACCTCGGTGAGTTTGGCGACACGTTCAGCTCCGTTACGTTTACCTCTCTGCGTGACGGTCGCGTTCGCAAGTACAAGGGCACGGCCGATGCCGGCGACATGACCTTGGCTGTAGGTCTGGACAATGGTGACGCTGGCCAGAACGCGGTGAAGACTGCACACAAAGATCGAAGCAAGGGTGACTACAACTTCAAAATCACTCTGAACGATGGCGATCCAGCGGCAACCCCGGCGATTCTTCCTACCACGTACTACTACCGTGGGAAGGTCATGAACAACACCGTGGCTGCAGGTGCGGCCGACAACGTGGTGCGCCGCAACATTACCATCGGCATCAACTCGGATGTGTTGGAAATTGCAGCTGGTCCAGCCGTCTGAGGTGATGCATGAGCAAAACTCTTCATGGACACATTGACGTTGTCGTTGGCGACGTCACCTACGAGCTTCGTCCGACGCTGGCGGCTGTTCGGGCGATTGAGTCGCGCCTGAACGGCCTGCGCGGTGCGTCCGCTGCGCTGCATGCGGTAAGTGTCGACGCCGCCGCGATTGTGATCGCCGCTGGCGCGAATCTGGCCGGTGATAAGACGGAAGGGCTTCCTGAGGCCGTCTGGCAACACGGCGTCGCTGAGCTCACACCGCGACTGATTGAATTCCTCGGCGCGCTGTACAACCCGCGCGGCGGCAAGCCGGGAAAGTAGCAGCCGAGGGCATCAGCGCCGTAGAGGAAGGGAGCTACGTCGATCGGTTGTACTCGGTGGCCACCGGCTGGCTCGGCTGGACTCCTGATGTTGCTTGGCATACGCCTCTCCCTGAGTTGTTCATTGCGATGGACGCGAAGATTGAATGGGCGCGTATGACAAGCCCCTTTGCTAGTGCTTCAACGCAACCCCCACCACCGCAGAAGCCTGTCGATGTGGCGCAAAAGCTGCGCGCCGCACTCACGGGTCGGCGCAACGGCTGATATTTTTGATTGGAGGACCGATAGGTGGCTGATTCTGACGTCCAAGGCATGCTCGTTCGGATTGAGGCCACTACCGCGCAACTGCGGCAAGAGCTTTCTCGGTCGGAAAGTGCTGTTGCCAGCACGGCTCAAAAGATTGATCGCAGTCTTGCAGACGTTGATGGTGCTTTTGATCGGCTGAACAGCAGCGCAGATAAAGTTGGCGAAACCGTTTCATCGACTTTCGAGAAGATCGGCGCGGGTAACATTGCGGCTGCTGGATCGATTGCCGGCTTGGTAGCACTCACCAGCAGTACGATTGACTACGCACGCGAGGTTAAAAATCTTGCACAGCTTTCAAATACTTCCGTCGAGGACTTTCAGCGCCTGGCATACGGTGCAAAATCGGTCGGCGTTGAGCAAGAAAAACTTTCTGACATCCTGAAGGACACTAACGACCGCGTCGGCGAGTTCCTCCAGCGTGGCAGCGGTGAAATGGCCGACTTCTTCAAGGAGATTGCGCCTCAGATCGGGGTAACTGCGGGGCAGTTCGCGAATCTATCTGGTCCCCAGGCCTTGCAGCTGTACTACACCTCTCTGGAAAAGGCGGGGCTGAACCAACAGCAAGTCACGACTTATATGGAATCGATGGCTGACGAGGCGACCGCCCTAATTCCATTGCTTCGGAATAACGGCAAAGAGTTTCAGGCTCTGGGAGACCAGGCTGAAAACACTGGTTCTGTAATTTCGGAGTTCAACATCAACCGCCTGGTGACTGCCGGGCAGGCGATCGCAGGGCTTAAGGCGACCTTTGCGGGTGTGACGAACCAAATCACCGTCGGCCTTCTACCGAGCATCGAACAGGCTACTGATAGCCTGCAAAAAATGCGGGATAACGGTGGTGCGAAGCAGCTCGGCGAAACGATAAGTTTCCTCGCAGAAAACGTCGACGTACTGGTGGCTGCACTGGGCGGGAAGCTGGCAGCCGCATTTGCGAAGTTCGCGATTGATGCTGTGACGTCTGCTGGCTTGGCTACCAAGGCCATGCTGACCAACATCGCGGCGACGAAAGCGTCGGCCATCGCGAAAGCGGAGGAGACAGCAGCTTCGGCCAGTTCGGCCGCAGCCAAGCTCAAAGAGTCGGTCGCTGCTTACAGTGCTGCACAGGCGATCGAGGCAGAGGCTGCTGCACGCCTTGCGAGCCTACAGGTGGCGCAACAGCAGATCGGTTATCAGGCAAGGCTTGCAGTCGGTACCGCAGAGGAGGCTCGCTTCTCGGCAGCGCTGGCGGCCATTGAACGTGACCTGGCTGCCGCAAAGGCTGCGGCGGCCACTGCTTCGAACCAGCTCGCTGCGGCGACTGCTGCTTCCAGTGCGGCGATGGCCCGCGATACTGCCGCTACAACTGCAAACGCGGCTGCGCAGACACAGGCAGCGGCGGCGAAGAATGTTCTGGCCCGCGCGGGTGCCTCTCTGTTGTCGCTGCTGGGCGGCCCTGCCGGTATTGCCGCGCTCGCGATAGGCGTCGGCGTCGCGTTCCTAACGATGGGGTCGCACGCCCAAGCGGCGCGTGCGGACATCAACGACCTGAAACGGTCGGTGGAAGAAGTCCGCAAGGAGTTCAATCAGCTCACGCGGGACCAGCAGCAAGGCGCTCTGGTTCGTGTAACCGATCAGCAGAAGGACTCAGCGAAGCGCGCAAGTGATGCTTTCGGTGATTTGCGAACCTCGATGCAACGGGCCTTGGTTGGTCCGCGCTCAAGCGAGACAGGATCGAAACAGTTCACCGCGCTGGCTGACAGCCTCGACAAGGCCAGATCAGCCGGTACGCCATTGTCGGACACCATCCTGCAAGTCGGCAAACAACTGAACATTCCTCAGTCCACTCTGGATGGCTGGGTGAAGCAGGCCGACAGCGTCAGCAGCCTTGATGTAGAAACCAAGCTGCTGACAGAGCGTCAGGAGATGTATCGCAAGCAATTGGACGGCAGCACCAAGTCGACCACGGGAAAGACCGACGCTGATATTGCCGCGGAGAACGCGGCGAAAAACTACCAGCAGACCTTGGACAAACAGCTCAACACGCTGAAAGACAAGACCAAGCTGGAGGAAGCTGACCGGTTTATCACCGAAAACAAAATTGATCCCCAGAGCGACTTGGCGAAGCAGATCCGCGAAACAGCCAAGGCCTTCGATGCTCAGAAGCAAGCCGACAAGGATGCCACTGATGCCACTCAGAAGAGCAAGGAGGCGCAGAGCAAGCTAGAACAGCAGCTCAAGGCGTCCGCTGACGGTTATGCGAAGTTAAAAGAGCAATTTGACCCAATTGGCGCGGCAGCAGATGAGCAAGCGAAGAAGATCGCCGAACTTCGGTTGCTGTACCAGAACGGAAAGGTTTCGACGGAAGAGTACGGCCAAGGCCTCGACTGGCTGCAGAAGCAATACGACAAAGCTGTTGCTTCTGCCAACGGCCTGGCTGAAGCGCTGAAATATGAAGCTGATTTGCAGCGGCAACTGGCCAATGCGCAAGCTTCCTACGACCAATTAGCCGCATCGGTCGGGATGGGCAGCAAGGAGTCCGAAAGGGCCCAGGCACGCCTCGCGCTGGAAAGGGAAACCAACGACAAGGTCCTGAGCCTGCGCACGGAGTTGGCCACGGCCACCACGGACAAGCAGCAAAAAGAGCTGGAGAATCAGATTGCGCTGACGCAGAAGTATGGTGCGTTGCAGGTCGACGCAATGGTGGAAGGCTATCAGAAAGTCGATGAGGCGCAGGGCGACTGGAGGCTGGGGGCGAGGTCAGCATTTCAGGACTACGCCGATGCTGCTAGTGATGTTGCCGGACAAACAAAATCTGCGTTCACTTCGGCGTTCAGCTCCATGGATGACGCCATCGATACCTTTGTGACAACAGGTAAATTCAGCTTCAGTGATTTCACCCGCTCGATCTTGGCCGACATGGCCAAAATCGCTGCGCGGCAAGCGTCGAGCTCTTTGCTCAGTTCATTGTTCGGGGCGGGGCTGAACTACTTCACCGGCGGCGGTAACGGATTGGCGGCCGGGTCTGCAGGGGCTACCTCCTCGAATCTGGGCGCCTCCCAAGCGGGTTACTCGTCAAGCTACTTTCCACAGGCCGACGGTGGCGCCTGGCTCAATGGCGTACAGATGTTTGCCAGTGGCGCGGCCTTCGCCAACGGCATTGTAAACACGCCAACGGCGTTCGGTATGGCTGGAGGCGGCACTGGAGTCATGGGCGAGGCCGGGCCCGAGGCGATCATGCCTTTGGTGCGAGCTTCGGACGGGTCCCTAGGCGTGCGTATGGTTGGTGGGGCTCCCGCCAGCGGAACGGTAGTGCAGGTCGACGCGCCAATGTACCTCACGGTGCCGGATCGAAGTTCCGAGGGGATGGAGCTAGACCCCGCTGCGCTTCAACAAAACATGCAGAAGCAAATGGTGGCCACTGCTCAAAAGGCGATTGCGGATTCCTGGCGTCCCGGCGGTACCAGCCACCGAAACAGTATCGGGAGAGGCTGATGGCTATTGAGACGTTCACCTGGTCGCCCGACGACGAGCCCAGCAGCGACAACACCCTCAAGACAAGGAAGTCTCAATTCGGCGACGGCTATGTTCAGGCTTCAACTGATGGACCAAATAGCGAGCAAGAAAGCTGGGATTTGACCTTTGGGGGGGCAAGCGATGAGGTTGTCCCCATTCTCGCCTTTATACGGCGGCATGCTGGTGCCAAGTCGTTTCTCTGGACTACGCCTGAGGGTGTGCTGGGGATGTACCGCTGCGAGACATTCCGGCAGCAGCGGAAGCCCGGCGGCATCGTTGCGCTCACGGCAACCTTTGAAAGGGCGTACCACCCATGAGCTTGATTACCAAACTGCAGCAGTTAGAGCCTGGTGCAGACATTCTTCTTTTTGAACTGGATGGGTCCGACTACGGAGCCGATGTACTGCGTTTCCACGGCCATGCGATCCCGTACACCGCGGCAGAGCTGCTCGCCGCTGGCGCCGATGCCGACCAAATGCCCGCAAAGTCGATTTGGTGGCAGGGCGATGAATATGGCGCCTGGCCAATGCAGATCGACGGCATCGAGGCGAACGGCGACGGTACCGCAGTGCGTCCCACGTTGTCAGTTGGCAACGTGAACGGGCGCATCACCGCGCTCTGCTTGGCATTCGAGGATATGCTCGAATTCAAGCTGACCATGCGTCACACGCTGGGCACCTACATTGACGCCGAAAACTTCTCTGCTGGAAATCCAGAGGCAGACCCAACTCAAGAATCCATCGAGGTCTGGTATCTGGACCAGAAAACTTCTGAGAACGGCTCGTCGGTGTCATGGGAGCTTGCGAGTCCTGGAGACGTTGGCGGCGAATCCATTGGCCGGCAGATGACCACGCTGTGTCACTGGTGCCTTACCGGCGGATATCGCGGCCCGAACTGCGGCTACGTCGGACCATACCGGGACAAAGACGGAAACCTGACTGACGATCCAGAGAAGGACGAATGTGATGCCACCCTCGGGCACGGCTGCGTGCCACGTTTCGGGGACGGAAATCAGCTTCCTTTCGGTGGTTTTCCTGCCGTATCCCTGATCGCCCGGAGCTGACCATGCTGAAGCACATATTGAAGGCGGTGCAGACTCATGCCGCCGCCGAATACCCGCGGGAGTGTTGCGGCCTGCTGATCAGCATCGGTCGCAAGCAACAGTACGTTCTGTGCGCCAATACGGCGACCGATCCCAAAGAAGAGTTCCGGATTGCTCCGGAAGATTACGCCGCGGCTGAAGACCAGGGCGAAGTGATCGGCATCATTCACTCGCACCCGGACGCGACAAGCAGGCCTTCGCCGCGCGATCTGGCAATGTGCGAAGCGACTGAACTGCCTTGGCATATCCTGAGCTGGCCCGAAGGCGACCTGCGCACGATTGTCCCGACGGGGCACACGCCCTTACTCGGTCGTCCGTTCGTGCACGGTGCCTGGGATTGCTGGCAGGTCTGCGCTGACTGGTACAAGCGCGAATGGGGGTTGGAGTTTGAAGCCTTCAAGCGCGATGACGGGTGGTGGGAGCGGGCCGACGGCCCGAGCCTGTACGAGCAGGCCTACGAGGCCGCCGGCTTCGAGCGGGTCGGCACGCCACAGCGCGGTGACATGATTGTGATGGAGGTCGGGCGCACCAAACACCCGAATCACGCTGGCATCTACCTCGGCGCCGATCCTGCGCTGCCCGGCGAGTCAACGGCAGTTCACGGCGCAGGTCCATTCCTGCTGCATCACATGTATGGCAAGCCTTCCGAGATCATCGTGTTCGGTGGTCCTTGGCATGACCGAGCACGCCTTATTCTCAGGCACCACGACGCGAAACAGTGAGCGGCGAGGCCGCATAGGTGAGCCAAATGAAGGATTTATCGGAATGGCTGACCGAGCAAAACTTGGCTGATCTTGCTCGGTTCGCGAGTAGACCGCCCGAAGAACTCAGAAAGGTCATCGTGACGGATGTCATGACTGAGGCGGCCATGGATTACATCCAAAGCTTGTATGATCCGCTGCTGTCGACCCACCTCTTAGAAGAGGTTTTCCGGATTATGGCAGTTCTTCAGCCAAAGGATCAGGCAGGGAGAGCAGCGACTCTTTCACTTTCTCAGAGATAACATCCATTCGCGCAAGTACCTCTGCAACGGCTTCAGGCGGTACATCAGGATGCTGTATCAGGCCCGCAAATAAGCTTAGCGCCGAGAAGGTGGTAATCAGTCCAATCGATAGTTGCTTGAGGCTGTGGAGCGTAAATTCCTTTATAACCTGAGAGTCGTCCGTGTTTCGCCGCATGACGTTTGACGCTTGAGCCGATTCTCTACCCTCGGGGGAGGGGTACCATTGCCAGTGAGCGACTTCATTCCGGAGCAGTGATAGCTTGCGGTACTCCCCAATGGCGGTGCCCAGGCGTGCGTTCAGCTCGCTGCTGATCGACGGTTGTTTTGCCTTGGCAAGATCTATGATGGCTTTAGTCATTCCCCCAGCTTTCAGATTTAGCGATTGCACTAAGATGTAAGCAGTATCAACTGAGACCCCGGCCAGCGCGACAAACAAGTCAAGTAGCGGCTGGTCACAAAGAGCGTGGTTGATGACAACCTGCCCGATTTCCTGCTTCATTGCGTCGCTAGGCCCGGCTCTGTAGCCCCACTCTCCAGACTTTCCATTACTCACATTGACCTCCTAGGTCATATTGCCCCGGTCCATGGGCTTGCAGGCAACGGCCGTGGCGATTCGTTGGAGGCGAAAAGCTACTACGCCGTGTACCACCGCTGTTACTGATCGTTTGTCCAGCGCTGGATGGGTAGACAGGCCGGTGATACGCTCAGCCCTTTCTTGTTGAGGGATCATCATGCGGGTGTTGGCAGGGGCTATGGCTGTAATGTTACTGGCGGGATGTGCGAAGTCCATAACGGAACTGCGTCAGGCTGGGCCCGAGGCGAGGTTGTACTCCAGTAAGTCGGTGGACGATGTATCCAAATGTATTGTTTTTGCGTGGCAAGGGTTCACATCTTATGGGGACCACCTTGAAGTATTCATGCTGCCGAGTCGGGGCGGAGGTTCTACCGTATTCACCCGCCAGAACCAGTTCGTGGTTGATGTCGATCCAACTCAAGGGCGGACGCAAGTACTCTTTTTTCAGAGCGGCGATGGCAACATGAGCCGAACTCTGCTCGGAAATGTTAAGTCGTGTCTTTAAACAGTCTCAGAGACTCTGTCTTTCAATGTGAGGGATCATCATGCGAATTCTGATTGGGGCACTTGCTGTTGCCCTGCTGACAGGTTGCGGTACTACGCCGGTATCATCAAAGGATGCGAAACCTGTCCCGGCAAACCGAATACTCGGATTTCAGTCATCTGTGAAAGATGGCGGTACCGTCGTGGTCACGCGTGATAACGGCTGGACAGCCGGGGGCGGTTGTTATGTAGCCTTGTTGGTTGACGGTCATGTCGCTGCGCGGGTTGGTACCGGTGAGGTCGTTCGACTTCAATTAACGCCTGGCCGCCACATCGTCGGCATGTCTGGTGACTCTGAAGGTGGCGGGCTGTGTGGTATGCAGGTGGGGCAGCCAGTCAAAGAGTCTGCAGCGGAAATAAAGCCAAGAGAAACCCAGAAGTATCGAATATCAGGTGATACAAATGGGTTAGACCTCCGGCCCACGTCACTTTGATCCAATTTTAAGCCGCCTTCGGGCGGTTTTTTTATGGGGAAGAAAATGTCAGGTCTTGCAATCCAGTACACGCCCCGAACCATTATTGAACTCGGTAGCATCCTTGGAAGAAAGTTCTTTCGAAGCATGCCGTTCCAGCTTGATACAGGGAGTGCTTGGGAAGTGTTTCGTGCCTTGAAGTCTGCCGTCCCCGGATTTTCCGTAGAAATCTTGAGGTTGCAGAGGCTTGGGATGGAGTTCGCCATCTTCCGGAATGGCGAGAACGTAGGGTCTGAAAATTTCGACTTGGGCGGTACTAGAACGCTTCGTATCGTCCCGGTAATCAAAGGCGGAAAACGTGCCGGAGCCCTGCAGACGATCATCGGTGTGGTCCTCATAATCGCGGGCTATGCGCTCTCGGGGTTTACAGGTGGCGCCAGTATGTCGCTTGTAGCACCCGGGGTAGCACTCGCCGCCGGCGGTGTAATCCAAATGCTCAGCCCTCAAGCTTCAGGCCTGAAGCAGAGTGCTTCGCCCGACAACTTGCCCTCATATGCCTTCGGCAGCGCCAAAAACACCGTGGCGAGCGGAAACCCCGTCCCGATCTGCATAGGCGAACGCCGGTGGGGCGGAGCGATCATTTCCGCTTCGATTCTCGCGGAAGACAAAACCTGATTAGTTGCAATGTTGACCCAATTGGGGTATTTTTCAGGAAGAGTGGACATTTTAGTAAGCAGGGCGCCTTGAGGGCGCTTTTTTTGTGCCCGCAATAATCTCAAATGGTCGGGAAACCGACCGATAAAATCCCAGATGATCACTTGGTCATCCGGGCAATAGAAGCCTCGGACGCGCTCGCGCACCGGGGTTTTTTTGTGCCCAAGAATCCCGTCCGGGATACCGTGCAGGCTAGGTTCGCTACCGAAAAGGGTCGGTTTCGCTCCGCCTACGCCTCTGCCTGCACACCTCATTTAGGCGGAAGGAGCTGCAAATGAACAATATCATTCCATTCAATTATCAGGGTCAGGCCGTCCGCTTCAATAGCGACGGCTGGATCAATGCCACGGAAGTGGCAAAACGCTTTGGAAAGAAGCCAGTTGATTGGCTCAGGCTACCAGCAAGTGACCGCTATATCGCGGCTTTAGCTAAAGCCCTGCACATCGAAGCCAAAGTGGGATTATCTCACTTTGGTCTGGTTGCTTCTGAACGGGGCGGTAAAACTCCGGGGACTTGGCTTCATCCCAAGCTGGCAGTTCCATTTGCGCGCTGGCTCGATGATGATTTCGCCGTATGGTGCGACCTTCATATTGATGCCCTGTTGCACGGCGAATTGAACGAAAGGGAGCAGTTCGAGCGCGCGTGTCGCGCTCTGGATAACGCGCAACGGCTTGCAAGCCTCAACGGTAAAGAGCTTTCAAAGTTTCGCTGGAAAAAGCCGGGGCTGGTCCACCAGATTGACTACTGGCGAGATCAGTTGCAGATGACTCTCGGCCTTGAGGTCGCCTAATCGAGCGAAAACATACAGTGCCCGCCTTGAGCGGGTTTTTTTATGCCTGGAGAAAAGCATGGGCGCAGCTGAAAAGATCGACATCATCGGCGCCAAGGGCGGCAGCAGCAATCCGAAAACGCCGATCGAGGCGACGGATAGCCTGCGCTCAACCAACTTGGCCAAGATCCTGATCGCTGTGGGCGAGGGTGAATTCGATGGCGTGCCCACTGCGGCAGACATCTATCTCGACAACACGCCGATCAACGACTCTAGCGGCAACGTCAACTTCCCGAATGTTAAGTGGGACTGGCGACCTGGTTCCGTTGAGCAGGATTACATCCCAGGCATTCCCTCGGTAGAAAACGAGACGACCATCAACGTCGAGCTGCGCAGCGATACCGCGTGGGTTCGATCCATCACAAACACTCAGTTGTCGGCGGTGCGCATCCGCTTCGCATGGCCCGCACTTCAGCAGCAGGACGACGATGGCAACGTCGGCGGTTACCGAATCGAGTATGCAGTCGACATCGCCACCGATGGCGGCGCTTACCAGCAGGTGCTGGACGAGGCTGTGGACGGGAAGACGACTACCCGCTATGAGCGGTCACGGCGTATCGATTTGCCGCCGGCGACCTCGGGCTGGCAGATCCGCGCGCGCCGGCTGACGCCGAACCAGAACACCAACAGAGTCGCGGACACGATGCTGGTGGCAGGCCTGACCGAGGTCATCGATGAGAAATTGCGCTACCCGAACACGGCGCTGTTCTACATTGAGTTCGATGCCGAGCAGTTCAGCAATATCCCAGTCGTCACCATCAAGTGCAAAGCGCGCAAGTGGCAGGTACCGAGCAACTACGATCCAGTGGCACGCAGCTATACCGGGGTGTGGGATGGAACATTCAAGCAGGCCTGGACGAATAACCCGGCGTGGGTGACCTACGGGATCTGCACCGTTGACCGGTTCGGACTGGGCAAACGCATCAAGCCCTTCATGGTCGACAAGTGGGAGCTCTATCGGATCGCGCAGTACTGCGATCAGCTGGTGAGTAACGGCGCAGGCGCGCAAGAACCGCGGTTCCTCTGTGACATGAACCTGCAGGGCAAGGCCGAGGCCTGGACCCTGCTGCGCGATATCTCGGCGATTTACCGAGGCATGACCTACTGGGCGCAGGGCCAACTCGTCATGCAGGCCGATATGCCGCGCGCGCAGGATTTCGACTACGTGTTCACCCGGGCCAACGTGATCGGCGGCGAGTTTGACTACGGCAGCGCCTCGGCGAAGACCCGCTACACCCGCGCAATCGTCAGCTACGACAATCCTGCGAACAACTACGACACCGATGTGACCGCCTATGCCGACTTGGCATTGCAGCGGCGACTGGGTGATACACCGGTCGAGATAAGCGCAATAGGCTGCACTCGCGCGTCTGAAGCGCAGCGCCGCGGGAAGTGGGCGGTGATGAGCAACAACCAAGACCGGACTGTAACGTTCAAGACCGGCATGGAGGGGGCAATTCCGCTACCTGGCTACATCATCCCGATTGCTGACTCACTGCTGGCCGGGCGAGAAATCGGCGGGCGCATCTCAGCCGCTGCCGGACGCGTTGTGACGCTCGACCGTGACACGCTGGCCAAGGCCGGTGACCGAATGATTATCAACCTGCCCAGCGGCACGGCCGAGGGACGTACTATTCAATCGGTGGCTGGGCGCGCGATCACGGTGACAACGGCCTACGGCGAAACCCCGACGCCCCAACTGCAATGGGCGCTTGATGCCGACGATTTGGCAATCCCGCTTTATCGCGTGCTGAGCACCAAGCGGACCACCGAGGGCGACTACGAAATCTCCGCCTTGCAGTTCGAGCCGGGCAAGTTCGCATTCATCGACACCGGTGCGCGTCTCGAAGAACGGCCAATCAGCGTCATCCCGATCACCGTTGTTCCGGCGCCGGCAAGCGTCACGCTGACGTCGACCACTGCCATCGCCCAAGGCCTCGCAGTCACGACGATGACGATCACCTGGCCTGCCGTAAACGGTGCGGTCGGCTATGACATTGAGTGGCGGAAGGACAATGGCAACTGGATCAAGGTGCAGCGCACTGGGTCGACCAGCGTGGACATCATCGGTATCTACTCCGGGGCCTACCTTGCCCGGGTGCGCGCTGTCAGTGCCTACGACATCTCGTCGATCTGGCGCTCCTCGATCCTGACCCAGCTCAATGGCAAGGAAGGATCGCCACCAGCGGTTACATCGCTCACAGCCACTTCTTTGATCTTCGGCATCGGCCTGAAGTGGACTTTCCCACCTGGTGCGGAAGATACCCAGCGGACAGAGATCTGGTATGCCCCGACAAACAACTTCGACGGCAAGACCAAACTCACCGATCTGGCTTACCCGCAATCGGAATACGTGCTGCAGAGCCTTCTGGCTGGCACGACGTTCTTCTTCTGGGCACGTCTGGTAGACCGGACCGGCAACATCGGCCCGTTTTATCCAGTGTTGAATGGCGTCTTGGGGCAGGCCAGCTCGGAAGCCGGGCCAATACTTGAGTTGATCGCCGGGCAGATCACTGAGACTGAGTTGGGCCAGCATCTGGCAGACCGCATCGATCTGATTGACGGCAATGGCCCGGGCTCAGTGAACGAGCGCATAGGTGAACTGCAGGACGAGATCGGAAACATCGTCGATGCGTTGATCTACGTGCCGACTGATGCCTACGTGCGCGATAACACCGTGCGGGTGGGTGACAACCTGTGGACCGCGATTGCCGATGTCCCGGCGGCGGCCGATGGGTCGAACGGCCCACCGAACCCGGCGTACTGGGTCAACAGCGGACAGTCAATCAGAACGGCGAATGCGCTGGCTGCGCAGGTGACAAAGAACACCGCCGACATCGCGACCGTCGACGGCAAAACCACCGTCACCGCTTCGCAGCTTCAAGCGGTGCAGGCGTCCTACCGGGACGATAACGGGGAAGGTGAACTGGCGGATGCGCTGAAGGGCTGGAACTCCACGGCCAGCTATGCCCAGGAAGTGAAGACCCGGGCTGAGGAAGACTTCGCACAAGCTCAGCGCACCACTGCGCTCGATGCCAGGGTAGGCACCAGCGAGTCGCGGATCACGACTGTCGAAACCACAGTGGCGACGAACCAGTCGGCCACCAGCACCGCGATTCAGCAGGTACAGGCGTCGGTGGCCAGTGCGAACAGCGCGATTGGTCAGAACGGGGCGGCCATTCAGCAGAATTCGGCGGCCATTCAACAGACGGCCACCGCCTACGCGGATACAGCTGGCAAGCTCTCGGCCATGTGGTCGGTCAAGCTGCAGGTCAATTCGAATGGGCAGTATGTCGCTGCGGGCATCGGTCTCGGTATCGAGAACACCGGCGCAGGGCTGCAAAGCCAGTTCATCGTCTCGGCCGATCGCTTCGCCGTGGTCAATACGATCGCCGGCGGGGCGCTGGCGGTTCCGTTCGCAGTGCAGGGCGGGCAGGTCTTCATCAACCAGGCGTTCATTCAGGACGGCACCATCACCAACGCCAAAATTGGCAGCTATATCAGCTCCACAAACTACGTGGCCGGGCAGTCGGGATGGATCCTGAACAAAGACGGCACCCTGGAGATCAACGGCGTCATTCCGGGGCAAGGGCGGCTGGTGATCAACTCGCAGAACGTCTCTGTTTACGACGTGAACAACGTCTTGCGAGTCCGGCTCGGGTATCTGGGGTAGACCATGGCTTATGGAATGCGGGCATGGGGCGCAGACGGTGCGCTCCAGCTGGATGAAAACTCGTTCACTATGAGGATTGCCGCTTCATATCTGGTGACGTTTAACACACCGACAAAAACATCACAGGTCTTTGCGGCTCCCGGCTGCAACACTTCTAATGCCGTGGCAGTGCTTTTGCCAGTAGGCGTCTATGACCAGACCGCTCGGCAGCACAAGGCGATCTTGGCCGATGATGGGACGGTGACGGTTTACAACTACCTGACCGACAACCTTGCGATTAACAACGTGTCGAGCGGCACCATGCGACTCATGATCGTGAGGTTTAGATGAGTTACGGCCTTGAATTCACCAATACCAGCGGGGTCGTTACTCTAGATTCTGAGTTTGGGCGTATGTGCGTTATTGCTTCGGGCAATCTGAACAATAACGGCAGCTCGGATCGCAACTCAACGAACTCATTCGGTAGGACGATCACGACGCAGGAGCCGCCGTTGATCTTTATCAAGCCAACCAATGCGAACAATGGTTGGGCTACAAGCTTGAGCGCCTATGTACCCATCGGGTCGCCGGGAGCATGGACCGGATTCAACATCATTTCCACATACGTTCAGTCGCCAATTTTCGGTGTGGGGGAGTGGTTCGCCTGCCAGTTCGGCGGGATCGCCTCTAGCTCCTATGGCATGAGGCTGTGGGATGGTGCTGGGGCGGTTCTTTTTGATTCCGGAACACCTGCTGCCAACTTCACAAGGGCTGCGCAGAACTGGACTTTCGCAAAGATTGAGAACACGCCTACCGGAAGTCTTAGGCGGTACTACACGACGCCTTTCAGCTTCACTGCCGGCGAATTCCAGATGGTTAACCAGTTCGGGATTAACCTGATCGCAAACGACAACGTAGGGCGTCGGATAGCCTCATGGTGGGACTGGCCGACAAACACGCTATGGGCGGTAACGGAAGGGTTTAGCAACCCTATCGATTTTCAAGTGCCTGCGCTGTTCGCTAAAAAAACCGCCAATTAAGAGAGAAAACACTATGCCCTGGTACAGAGCCGGGACGGTTTCTGTCGTCCAAAATTCGAACGCCGTTACGGGTTCTGGAACATCGTTTATTGCAAACTCCCGCGTTGGCGATGCCTTTCTCGGCCCAGATGGTCGCTGGTATGAGGTCACGAATATTGCGAGCGACACAGCGATGTCGATCTCGCCGAATTATCAAGGGCCGACCAATAACGCCGGCGCCTATGCCCTGGCCCCGTTGCAGGGCTACGTCAAGGCTTCTGCCGACGCCCTGCGCGCGCTCGTCAACACCTACGGCGACAAGCTGGCCGCGTTGGGCACGACCGGCAACTACGACATCTTGCCGGTCGTGAAGGGCGGTACCGGCGCTAACAGTGCACCGCAAGCAGCGATCAACCTCGGGCTGGGGCAAGCAGGCCTTAAGAACGTAGCGAATACATGGACGCCAGCGCAGACTTTTAGTACGCCGCCACTCCTCGCAGGAGCCTATGGTGGGATTCAGATATCCAACAATGCCGGCCTTCAACTCTCGCAACTGACCATGGACTGGGGCGGCGCGGTGACCACGCTGTACCTGGACTTCTATTACAACATGGTCTTCAGGAATAGCTCGAATGGCTACCCCGTGATTGCCACGTTTACGCCGTCGGGTAACTTCGAGCTGAAAGGGTTTATCAAGCAGGGCGAACAGGCTCCTGCGATCAAGCAAAAACTTCTCACCGGCGTCTGCTCTTCCGCCGGCGCGGGAGGTGTGGCGCCGGTCGCTCACGGACTGACCTCTTCAAAAATTCTCGGCGTCCAAGCGCTGGTGCAAACGGCAGATACCAATCAGTTCATCGGGCCTGGCAGCGACTTTGCCGGCTACACCTTCAGCTTTATTTTTGGCGGAACCAACATCAACGTAATTAATGGACTGACGAACTTCGGGAACCTCGCCGGTAAGCCTTTTCGCCTTCTTGTGACCTATACGGAGTAATGACGATGCAAGAATTCAAAGCAACTACAGCGCCAGGCTCATCCTGGACTCGCTGCGCACGCATGGTGCTGGAGAACCCGCGGGATCTGCCGGCCGCTATGACCTTCGTTGAAGACCGCATCATCAACCTCGAAGGCGGAAGTGAGATCTCCATCGCCGCGGGCAATATCACCATTTCTCTGGACGGGATCATGGGCGAGGTGTTCGACCTGATTGATCCGGCCACTGGCGTGAAAATGGGAAGCATGACTTACGACCAGGCTTACCGCGCTTTCTACAGCGCTTACATCGCCGCTGGCATCAGGCGTGAACAAGAGAAAGCTGCTGCTGAGCTGGCCGCGCAAAACACCGTATCCGACTGACCGCTACTGAGCGAGCCAGCCCGCCATCGAGCGGGTATTTTTTTGCCTGGAGAAATGTGATGGACGTAACTGATAAAGATCGCGATGTGCTGGCACGCACGCTGTGGGGCGAAGCGCGAGGAGAAGGGCTTGCAGGGATGGTGGCGGTGGCCTGGTCGATCCGCAACCGGGTAGACGACGGCAAGGATAAATCGTGGTGGGGCGAGGGCTACGCCGGTGTGTGCCAAAAGCCATACCAGTTCAGCTGCTGGAACAAGAACGACCCGAACTATCCGTTTCTGAGCGGCGCGAAGCCGATCCCGGCGGCAGAGTTCACGATGTGCCGTCTTGCGGCTGAGCAGGTCATCGGCGGACTGAAGCCTGACCCCACCGGCGGCGCGACCCACTATTACGCGACCTCCATGCCGAAGCCACCAGCCTGGGCTGCCAAGGCGAAGCAGACGCTGAAATTCGGGCACCACATCTTCTTCCGGGACGTGCCATGACTGAAGCCCAGATCAAGCTAACCGGCGCCGCTGTGATTGCTGTCGCGTTGTTCCTTGCCGGCGGCGCAGTCGCGTTGTTCTGGCAGGCGCGCCGGGATTACTGCTGATCAAGCAGCCCTAAAAGCAACGCAGGCCTACATCCGAGATGATTGCCGTTAAATGAACCCAAACTTCCTCAGCCATGGAGGGCCGACGATGGCAAGGAAGGCCACAACGCCGATTACGTACAACCATTTGTGATTGGCCTTCGGAACTAGGCGCAGCAGTACGCACCAGATGATCAGGACTGCTAGAATTGCGATGAAATAACCCATCTATACAACCTCGAAGATACTCAGGAACGCCCTGAGGTAATGTTTGTATAAACGGTTGTTTTTCAAAAACCTTTAGCGGAATTCAGATTTTTTTCTCTCGATCAGATGCGGCCCCTGATTCCGCACATTACCCACATCCTTGCTCACCTCGAACCAGGTGAATTCCTCGGTCGGCCTGCAGCACATTTTGGCGATCTCAGCAGCGCGTTCCGGCGTGGTGTCGGGATCTACCCATTCACGGGCGTGCTCCGGGCTCAACACCACAGGGCGGCGGTCGTGGATATCCACCATCCCTTGATCTGAGTCGGATGTGATAATCACAAATCCGTCTTGCGGATCCTGCTCCAACCCTCGATGCACTTCAGCGAGCGCGGCGAAGAACATCGGGCCTTCCTCCAGCAGCCTGATGAAATACGGCTGCTTCTTCTTCGGGTCGCCCGAATCTTTTACCCATTCAAACCAGCCGTTTGCCGGTGCCAGTGCGCGTCCATTCGGCCATAGCTGTTTGAAAAACTTCCCTGTCATCACCGTCTCGACCCTGGCATTGATCGGGGCAGGACGCTTTCCTTCACCTTTCGCCCAGAACGGCGACCATCCCCACTTAACCTTGTCGACGCTCAGTCCTTCGGCGGTTGGTCGGATAATCTCTACGCGTGTGCTTGGCGCCACGTTGTAGCGCTCGATAGGCCAGAGGTCATAGCCGTTGATGATCAGCTGCTGGGGCGCCAGTTCCTTGAGGTAATGGTCCATCGGTTCATAGATTGAGTAGCGTCCGCACATGCTGTCACCTGTCGAAAATCCGCTTATACAGTGTTGACCACACAAGCTCCGCTTAGTTAACTGTACGCATATACAGTATCGAGCGACAACCATGCATTTCCTTGTAACCCCTCGCCGACGCCTTGGCGTGGCACTGACTGCGAAAGAGGTCAGAGACGCCACTCCTATAAAGGGTGACGTGCAGATGAATGAGTCAGGCAACAGCACCCTGGGCCGCGGAACGGTCGAGGCATTCATCATGAGGACAGGAGCCGGACCAGAAATCCTCCCACGCTTGCTGGACGCCAAAGTCACCGGCCTCGGGACGACGGGCCTGAACATCACCGGTGTCGAAGAGGTGGACGGGGCTTTCTATTTTCAGTCGTGGTGGTGCCGCTTTGTGTAAGGGAGCCAAGCATGCTTGAAGACCAGGCCAAGATATCCCTTGATGCGCTGCTCAACATCCGGGCGCCCGGTACCTACCTGATAAAGGTCGACGGCGACAGCATGGAAGGTGCGGGCATTTTCTCTGGGGACATCCTGATCGTGGACAAGGGTCTGGACCCAGTCGACGGAAACGTCGTCATTGCACTGATCGACCGTGAACCGACGGTGAAGTACCTGACCTTTACGGCCGGTATGCCGGTGCTCCGATCTGCCAACCCGAAATACCCCCCGCGCTTCATCCTGGAGAACAACGAATTCGAGGTATGGGGCGTGGTCACCTACAGTATCCGGGACCACGACAGGAACTGAGCATGGTCGTCAAAGAGAGGGAACTGAAGATCTGGCCCGGCCTGCTCGATCATGAGGCGAGGCGAGAGTGCGCGATCGAGCATTGGGCGGGCGAGCTTGGCGGGCACGCGGTGGCGCTCGGCAGGCTAGGAATCATCGATGCGGAAGAACTTCGGCAAATGCTGGAGCTGGCCGACTCAGCCTACAGCCATGTGGTCGAGGAGTTACTGACCAGGGAGTGGCTGCATGTGAAGGCGGCGAACAAACTTGAGAACGGGTATGGGTGAACGTTGGCGGGTGCCGGATAAAGGGTAGCGCCGAGCGGTTCGGGCGGGTGTGGATAACTCGGTCGGGAGTTAGTCCACTCGTTTGAATTGTACGCAGAATTGTACGTTAAGCAGAAAAACGAAAGGCTTGCATCGCTGCAAGCCTTTGTTTTATCTGGTGCCGGCACCAGGAGTCGAACCCGGGACCTACTGATTACAAGTCAGGCGCCCGGCTTTTGAAATGCGTGCCTGTCATAGGGGAAGTGAAACAGGTGTGGTCAACGCTGCTTTTCATTCAGCTGAAGCGCCGTTAAGCGGGCAACGCTGCCGGCCCGCGAGGCGTGCAGGCAGTGATTTCCCGATGGCAAATCGCCCTTGTCGTATGCAAATATGGTCAATTCTCAGACAGGGAGGTAAGCACGTGTACTTGAAATCGTTGTCATATCATGAGCACCAACACACTCCAACGCATTGGGCTCTCACGCGAGTCAACTTCGGGCATATAACACTGCTTGTAGGGAAAAACTCCAGCGGCAAGAGCAGGGTTCTGAACGTAATTTCAGCACTCGCGGGGATGATCGCAGGTCGAATGGGAGGTTTCCAGAGCGGTACGTGGGAAGCTAATTTCACAAGGCCAAAAGGCGAAGCTGACGAAAAGCAATTTTATAGTGTCTCGATTGTTGACGGTCGGGTAGAAAGTGAGGTTTTTCGAATAAAAAACGAAACCGTGATGAGACGCGAAGAGACTGGTGACGGCTTCGTGATTAGGCGCAATACAGACAAAAGGGTGCAGTATAAAGTCGATGTGAATCAGCTAATGTCTGTAGTCAGAAGTGATGCCTATCAGCATCCCCAGTTTGATTATTTGAAGAAGTGGGCAAGGTCAACATGCATCTACCGATTTGGCTCTGAACTAGGCAAGCAAAGCTTCAGCGCCTCCTTGGCGCCGACGCCCGATCCCACTGCTGTTCTTGAAGTGAGTGCATTAGTCGACAGCGCCAGCCAAGTGTTTGGTAACACTTATACCCGATTTCAGGCGGACTACCGCAACGCGGTGGTGGATGACATGAATTCTATAGGGTATGACGTCGACGACGTCAGGTTAGCTCCGTTTGCTGGCTTCATTGTAAATGGTAGCTCCCCGATGGCGCTTGCCATAAAGGAAAGAGCTGTAAGCTGCTATGTAACGCAAGATTCTATGTCCCAAGGGATGTATAGAGCCTTGGCTATTATTGTGCAGTTTAACGCCAACATTTTCTGGACAAGAAATAGCATGGTGGGTCGTGAGCCAAAGCTCGGTGACAGCCCACTAATCTTAATTGATGACATCGGCGAAGGGCTGGATCATGAGCGCTCTCGAAAGCTGATCAATTTGCTGATGGATAGGGCGTTGGAGCATAAGATACAGTTGGTGATGTCCACCAACGATCGTTACGTTATGAACTATGTATCTTTGGAATATTGGGCTGTCCTTCAGCGCAAAGGTTCGGTAGTCCACGCCATTGATCACGCCAACTCGAAAGAAGTGTTCGAAGAGTTTTCATACTCAGGTTTGAGTAATTTTGATTTTTTCTTTGGGGAGCACTACTCCAAGGAAAATGCAGAATGAAGAAAATTGCCATATTTGTTGAAGGTCAGACCGAGCTTCATTTTGTGCATAGACTGGTAACTGAAATTGCGGGCTATGGCGTTGCCAGAGTAGATCTTTGGCTACACCGTGGGGGTGTTTTTAGCCCGATTAGAAGTGAGGGTCCTCCTGAAGAATTCGCAGACGTGTTAGTCATGATCGTAAATTGTGGCGGTGACGCTTCTGTTAAAAGTTCGATCCTTGAGCGCCGAGAGCTTTTAGCCGCTAAAGGTTATACAGTAATTATGGGGCTCTTAGATCTTTTCCCGAAAACCCTAGAAGAGAAAGATCGATTTGAAGCCGGGTTGGCTAAAGGCCTGGAGTTCCCCGGACAAACAATCAAGATATTTCTCGCAATCGCTGAAGTTGAGGCTTGGTTTCTGAGTGAGTCTACACATTTTGAGCGGGTCGACTCGGCATTAAGCCTTGATCGTATTAGGGCGGAAATCGGTTTTGATCCAGCTAGTCCGACGATCGAGAATGACGTTCCGCATCCTGCCACTAAGCTGAAGCAAATTTATGCCTTGGTCAATAGACCTTATCGCAAACGGGAAGCAGAAACTCATAGTATGGTTTCGCATTTGGATTTTGATGAGATATATACCACCGTCAGGTCAGTTTCGGGGTCGTTGGATGCCTTCATATCGTGCTTGGAAAGCGCTATTTGGGTGCCCAAGGCAGAGAGTGCCTGCGCTGTCGCAGCGGTCTAGCACGAGCCGTGGCGAAACCGGGAATAAGAACGCCGGAGGCGTGCGCAAAACCTCCGCTGGAGACCGCGTGTTTTCGTTTGCAAAATCACAAGAAAGGCGGTGTTTTGCTGCAGTGATTAGGGGCGATTTTCGTTGCGCATCAAGGGGTTGGGCACCTACGGGGCCCAGCATGGGGTGCTAGGGGTCGAGTGTTCGAATCACTCCGTCCCGACCATATTTTTCAATGACTTAGCCACCTTCGGGTGGCTTTGTTGTTTCTGAGTCAGTGCAACGCGCAGGGCGAGCGCCCCTACAAGGTCAACCCGTTCACATGCCCGACCTACGCTGATGGCTTGGAACAGCAGATCTGAGCGCCCAACGGTGAGCCGGACAAGACACAAGGCAATGACCACGCGAACGACGCGGGCGGCTACTTCATCTAAAAAAGTTTTTCCGGTCCTCAAACCGCCTGCCTCAAACTTGGATACGGCCGATGACCAACGACGTTTCCTTCAAGCGGCCCGAGTACATCGAGGCGCTGGACCGCTGGATGACCGTTCGGGACGTTTGCGCCGGCCAGCACCGCGTCGTGGACCGGCTGCCCTACATCAACCGCCACGACAAAACCGAAGAGAATATCGAGCGCAACAAGTCGTACCGCGAGCGCGCCGTCTACAAGAACGCCACCGGGCATACGGATTGGTCAGCGGCGGAGCGTGATCGCGTTAACGGGGCGATTCGGCAGGGCTTCTATGAAGGGCAAACCAGCTTTCAGGTGATCCGCAAGATACGGGGCATCAAAGCGGCAGCCTATAGCGACGGCAGCCTCACTACGACCAGTTGCAACGCAAGCACAGTTGTGCACACAGCCGTTCAGCACGTTGGTCTCAAGCGCGGATGGAGACGATCAAGGAGAATACCGACGTTGTGTCCGAGATCGAGATGGTCGCCACTCTGGACAGCAAGACGAGCCAGCAATGCAGGTTGGACAAGCGCCGGTTTCCTGTCGACTCAGGGCCAAGGCCGCCATTTCACCCAAATTGCCGGACAACCTTCGTCCCAGTGACGAAGCTGACGAAGCTTCTGAGCAAGGATGCCACGCGCGCCTTTGTGGGGCCGGGCGGTGGTGCCCAGGTCGCTGCCGACCTTAGCTATTAAGATTGGCTCAAGCTACAGCCGTCTGCTTTTCAGGATCAGCCACTTGGCCCGACTCGGGCAAAGTTGTTCAGTGAAGGCAGTTTAATGCTCAAGCGCTTTTCTGAGCTTCAACTCGATCGGAATTTTCATCCGCTGACGCTCGACCAGATGAAAGCGTTAGAACCGCTCACATTTGAACGAGCCGGATTGGCTTGAATTCGTTGCTTGCTTCGTTATGGTGTCTACCACACAAATGGGGAGTCATCCATGCACCTGAGCAAACCATCCATCCCATATTTGACGGACGAAATCATAGGCACTGATGAGGGGTGTGGAATTTTTATCCCTGCCAACCGGATGCTGTACCAATTCGTCAGGAACAACCCGAGCAATACCGACAAGGCGCAAATTGCTTCTAAGGCATTGATCATCGGACGTAGCCTTTCTGCATCCGCAGAGCGGAGGACACCCAGTGAAGAGGACCCTGTCGGCGGTACTGCAAATTTCTATGACTTGCTTGGCCAGACCGTGGCCGACTCGATGGTGAGTGAACTGCTCGATATGTTGGATGGAAATCTTGAGCTCTCTTCTGTGCTGGTCGGTGACGTTGTCAAGGTTCACGCTTTCTTGTGCGAGGCGATTACCAAAATCACCAATAAAGATTGCAGCAGTTTTTCGTCGAAGTATCTCCATTTTCATCGGCCAAAGCTTTTCCCGATGATGGATTCCAGAGCTCGAACAGCTTTGAAATGGGTTGCGAATGAACAGGACTGGGTTTTCGCATATACGACTGCCGGCAAGTCGGAAAATTACAGAGCCTATGTTGATCACTTCTTAAGGGCTCGAGGACTGTTTCAGGAGGAATTAGGCCGATCATTGAGCTTGAGACAAATGGATAACATCCTTCTGAACCGATTCGATCTAGATATTTAAAACCCTCAACTTAACCCGCCCCGGCGGTTTTTTTTATGCCCGTAAGGCGCGCGGACCAAACTCAAGGGGTGCATCACTGTCCAGAAGAAAACACCATCGACCTGGATAACCCCGGAAATCAACGCGGCCATTGAGAAAGCTGCTGATGCATCGGTGGCCGGTCTGAAAACCAAAAATGCTGAGCTGCTGGGCAATCCGTCGCTGATGGTTGGCAACGTCACCGGATTCATCAGCGCTCTGTGCCTTGGATTCGAGGACCCGGTTGGTGCGAAGCTCACGCGACGTCGGACTTTGCGCCGTTACCTCGATGCGGTGAACTTCCCGGGTGGCGATGCCGAAGCAGATCCCGACGAAGAGTTTTAACCGGGCATCTGGTCCATCGAGCAGAGGCTGGGCGAGGACAAGACCAAGGTTGGGTTCTCCCTAGCGTCGCCGATCAACCCGAACAACTAGCAGCTGCCCGCCCGGCAGATCGTCACGAACTGCTGTCGGTGGTTGTCGATTGGCGGTTACCGCGGGCCGTACTGCGGTTACACCGGCGGGCCGGTGGCGACTGCTGACGACATCATCACCACGGATACGGTGACCGAATGTGCAGCGGTACGCTGAAGGGGTGCAAATTCCGTTTCGGCGAGACAGGCCAACTACGTTTCGGCTCGTTCCCATCGGATGGGAGGGTCGGATGAAAATCACCAAGGCATTTCTCGCGTGGTCACCGTAGCCACGTCGTTGTCGGCCATCCCTGTCGCCCAGTCAGTGTTCGCGATCGAGAGCCTTACCCTGGCCGCGCAGAACTACCACGTCATGTCAGTCGCCGAGAATTTTAGCGACACCGAGATGAAGTACGACAGTACGGCGGTGAAGCACGTAGCGGGCAAGTTCGCCGCGATCCACAACGGCGCACAGATCGTCCTCCCAACTAATGGCTTGTGGATGCTGCCGTTCTCATGCCCGATCAAGGCTTTCCGGTTTTCTTCTGTGATACCCCGCCGTACGAAGCTGACGGCCAAAAAAGTGCTTTACGTCGTAAACTCTAGCGGGAGTGGTAGATTCGACTTTCGGAAATGAGGAGCGGGAAGTTGTTGAGGGAAGACGATCATTTGGGCCCGGTGCTTCGGCGCGCATTCCGCCGTGTCGACGGTGTGACGATGTATGTGTTTATCACTGCCTGGCTGCTTCGGCCGGTTTGGCAATGGCTCGTGGGCGATTGGCAAGGTTGGGCGTTTGTAGTGCTTGCGTCACTGATGTGTTTAATGAATGTTTTTATTTACGTCATGCTCGGGCTATCACGCTTGCCAGGGCTGCTTACCGCCCTGTGTATATTCGCCATGAACATCCGTTTCTTCGTATGA